CTACGAAAGATTTGATATTAAAGGCTCAATTTCAAGTGCTTCTAAGTATCCGTTTCTACTTTCCCAAGAGGCCACTGCTTTAACACCATATAAATTAGTAGCTCTTCCATGACCTCTAACAATTGGCTCAGGAAAGGGGTCGGAACCCCTTTCCCGCATATTTTTTAAAGTACCTTTAGAAATTTTGTACCTCTGTAAAATCTCTGGTGTTGAGATATAAATTGCCATTAAATTTAGACCTCCTTATTTTCCACTTTTCTAAAAACAGTACCTTCAGGATCAACTCCAAAATATTCGCATATCTGACGAGCCTTAGTTGAACCCGGTCCCAATCTACTAACGTGAACCCAATTTGTATCTGATTTACGCTTTTTAGTTGCATTCTGAATCGCTAAATAGTAAAGCTGCTCAAAGTCAAATCCACTCATACTTCAGCTCCAGATTCACTTTCTACTATCATTGCCTTATCAATTGCTTCACGTTTCGTTTGATGAACTGTCTCAGTTAAACGTTCCCATCCACTAATCCAATAAACAGCATTTACACAAAACCCTTCACCAGTTTTGTCATAGTTTTCATCGTAATTAATATCAGTTGTGACTAATCTCGGCTCTTGAAGCAAGAAATCTAAGCGCGCTGTATCTTTTGCTTGATCCTTGGTAACAAGTACACCCTCAGGCACCGCCTGAGCATTAGCTTTTATCTGCCACAATTCCCAACCTAGTAGAGACTTAGAATTTGTATATTCACCATCTTCAAGTTCAAGCTCACGCTGCTTACCACCAACACTTAAGTAAGCTTCTTCGAAAAGCTCTCTTTCTTTAGTCATGTCAATCATTGATGTGCTCCCGATCTAGATTGATAGAGAGACTTATTAGTTTCAACAATTTCTTCACATTCTTCTTGGCTACCAACAAAGAAATAATCTTTTTTCAATTGGCCGGCTTCTAATTTAGTTACCCATGTGCCGTAGACTTTACTTGCAGTTAAATATGCAACACGACGCTTTGTAATTGAAGTAATATCTTCAATGTCTAAACAATCACCCAAATTATTGAAGTCACTTTCTTTATTAACGCAATTTTCTGGTTCTTCATCGTCTTGCCAAAATGTATCAATTTCAGATTCCGTAACTAAAATCGAACCTTTAGGTACTGCATTGGCTTTTGCTTTATTCCAGAAGGCCCACAATTGACGGGCTTGTTCGATCATAAAAAAGACCTGATCATCTTCAAAAATGGAATAAGAAAAGAAGTCCCTATTTGAATAAGATGCTGCAAGTTCTGGAACGAACCAAAGTTCCATACATTCTTTTTTAAAGACAGCAACTTCTGCCATTAACGCAGCTCGCTGATTCGCTAAATCAATCATAACTTCGCTCCGGTAAGAGAAGAATCAGGAAGGGGCAACCAAAAAATAATTTTTTCATTTATTTCATAGTGCTCATTTTCAAAACCATTTTTCGAAAAAGTAAATTCGGACCAATATTTAGCCTCACCACCTTCATAGACATCATGCATATAGCGTGCTCGAGAAATATTTCCATATTCATCAATAACGGCACATGCAATTCCATCAGAATTTGGTTCTGTCTCAGGTAAATGTTCAGCTGCAAGAATCCAATTATTTTGTGGTTCTTTAGCTGCTAACCAAACTTCTTGCATTAATTCAATATCGTTATAGCTAAGAGTACATCCAGCTTCACGAACTAGGTTTGTTAAAACGCCTAAACTATTCCAGCCAACTTTAATTACACCTTTAGTTCTAAGAAATCCTAAAAAAGACTCTCTTTCATTCAACGTCATGCTGCCACCTTTTGATAACTGAATTTCATTGAATTAGAAATGCCACGCATCCGAAGCTGGTTAATAAAACGTTTATCCTTATTCATCCAAACCCGGCAAAATGAAGTAAATCTTTTTTGACAAACTTCATTCATTTCAAAACCTTTTTTTGTTTCTATTAGGGATATCTTTGCTACTTCTTTGCCACGCTTCATAACGATGTATCCTTTTTTATAAGAAGGATAGAAACCACTTTCTGACATCCAAACTGTGAATGGGTATGACATAGAGTCAGGGATGAATTTCATCATGTTAGAATCTCCAAATAGAATCTTTAAGTTTTGCTTTGAAGAGCAAAGCTTCAGTTTCATTAAGTGATACATTTAAGAAAACTTGGGTTCGTTTACCGATCACAGTGAAAGTTCTGGTTTTGCTGTTATAAATTTGAATCATTGAGGCGACTCCAATAAAAAGTTACCTTCAACCTCAAGTTCTTTTCTTCTTTTTAGAACCAGCTCCATTAGACGTTCTTGAATACGTTCATCAGCTTCAGAAATATCAATTTCAAGGGCATCTAATGTAGTCAGGTCCTTTGCTTGTCTGATCTTTTCCCCAATTGAAATATTTTCTTTAGAGTGACCAGCAATAATTACTAAATGCTTATTTAGTTCGGTTTTAAATAAACTCTGATCTTCAGTAGCCCAGTCTTTGATTTCCTCAATGAGACTATTAGCATCATCAGCAGTTTTGGTTTTCTTTAGCTTTTCCATAAGTTCAGATAAAGGGCTAGACTGTACAGGTTTACCGTTATGGTAACGTGTCCAGTTTTCCACTTTAGTCTCTGCTTTTTTTGATTTCTTAGGTGTTTTACCTACAGATGTAGATTCGGTTTCAGAACCTACTTTAGAATCACTTGGACCCAAAACATTTAGAATGTTGTCATCATCTCTACTAGTTAAACCTACTTCACCATTAATAATTGCATTCAGTAGATTTTTAAACTCATCACACCAATAAAGTGATTTTACAAATACACGTAACTCACCATAATCATGTGATTTACGATTAATAAATGCTTCAGCAGCTGACCGTGTTAGATGGCAATTAATATCTTCCCAAAAATATTTACCATGGCAAATATAGACGTTGCGTTCGTTCCATTCCGATAAAATATTAATTTGTGTTGATACTTTGACATCAAGGAAAAGCTCATCTTCTTCATCAATAGCCAAGCCATTTAAATCATGTTTTTCTGCAGCTTTAAGTGAATCAAAAAACTCTTCAACTGACTTATATTTTGATTCTTGATCTACATCGACAATATTCGTAATTTCAACTGAATCGCTTGCTGGGTCTAAACCCCAAACAATATTTTTTGATTGAACAACGAAAATAGGTGAATCTGTACCAGCGTTATCATTTTCCCAAGAATTTTTGAGTTGTTGGGTAAACTCCGCCCATGCTTCAGGCGTAAATAGAGTAGGTTTCATAGTTTCTAACCTTTAAATATTTTGAAGCGCTTTACGCAAATGTAGGTCAAGGTCTTCTTTATTCAGTAGCCATGAGATATACGGGCGCGGTAAATCTTTAAGAGGGGTTCCTTTGTGTTTGCCCCAAGACATAATTTTTGGTAAACGAACTGCTTCAGACATAAGGTATAAAGAATTCAGATCCTTAATTCCTAGTCGTTCTATTAGAGCTATTAGGATAATCCCCGTAAAATAAACATCCGCTCGAGCTGAATGTGCATGTCTTAAATGCTTACGTGCTTCTTCTCGGTTGGTCATTACGAAATAGTACAGAACAGCCAATTTATGACTTGGTAAATCAGGCCAAACATCCCTTGCTAAAGCTAAAGTACAAATAGTCTTTGCCTTAATTGCTGGTCCACATTTATTTAGAGCTTTAATGTCATAATCAATATTGTGGCCGACTATGAATTCAACACCTTCGGGGAATCGGAATGTTTCACAACTGGGTTGACCTTCAATATCTGCTTCAATGATGTTGTGTACAGACATTGCCTCAATATCAATTGGTTCTGGGCAAGAGAAATACCTGCTAAAGGCATGATCTTTGTTAATCAGAATCTGGCCGCTTTCAAAGCTAAATGGTGTGTAAGCAATTTCGATTGGGTATCCGTTTAAAGTATTGGTTTCAGTATCAACAATTAGTGCTTTCATAAAATTGACCCCAACTACCGTGTACCAAGAAAACCACGACGCATTTTGTAAGCTTTGCGGTCTGGAGAGGGAATATGCGTTTTACCGAGAATTTGACCTAATTCGCGCTTTCTTTGTCGCGAAATTTCTTCTTCCAAGTTGCGGAGAATCCATTCTCTTGAATTAAGGGTATGTTGAGAAACGGGAGTTAATACACCAGTTGCATCCACAGTATAAACACGGGTTAACGTATGTGGTGCAGCATAGATGGTGTAGCCTAAACGTACTTTATATAAATTTTGCTCTTCATCTTTACCTATATATTCACGGAATGTTGATTTATGGCCTGATTGATTATTCGTAAAATTTTGGGTTCTTTTAGCGCCACGTAAAAAATTAGTTCTCATTGGGCACCACCTAATTTAATTACTCGTACTTGGACTTCAACTGGTTCGCCTGAGTTAAATTGTTCTTGCCAATGTTGTGCCTTCTGCTCACGCATTTGGGCTTCTGCATCACATGCGTAAAGAAAGGCAATTGCTAATGCACTAAATATAAGAAAACATAAAAAATACGGCCATTTACTATCTTTTTTAAACTTTAGATCCTGTGCTGACGGATGTTGATAAAGCTTAGAAGTAGCTGGTTTATTAGTTTTATTCCCACTAAGTTCAGGTACAAAACAAATAGGGGTAGATGGGGCAGATTGACTGCCTATATATTTCTGATTCATAATAATTCGCCTTAATACGCACAGTATTGGTAGGAAAAAGCCCCGATAGCCGTCCAAAGTTTTCTGGGCTTTTTTCATTTCTAAGCATTTACTTCAAAAAGCTGCTCAGTATGTTTAGCAAATAGCGATACATCTCCGCCCGTATTTAGATACATGGGCGTTTTATCTCTATGCTCTTCCACACATTTGCCTTTAGGAAGTGGGGCATTCGAAACTAATTTATGTTCAACGGTTATGTTGTTGTGACCAGCACCTTTAGTGAACTTAAGTTGAATTGTAATTACGCCTGCTTTTTGAGTTTCCATTGCAGCAGTAGCAACTTTACTGACTGCACGACTTAGTTGTTCAGCAAATTCTCCGCCGTCTATGTCATTAATGAATTCTTCGCAATCTGTAGGGCGTAAATTAATCATCTATTTATTCACCGTTAGATGTGTTGGTGAAATTATTATGCATAAGTGCATAACTTAATGCAATACTGCATTATGCAAATGTGCATTATTTTTTGAGTGTTTATCAATAGGCATAAAAAAACCGCTACAAGAGCGGTAAATTAAAATGAAAGCTAGAGTATTAATTTAAAAAGTTAATTTACTAAATTAATAGACTAAATCTTTAAATTTTCAACTGTAAGCTTAAGCATTTTTGCTAATTCCATGTCAAAACCGTGTAAGGCATTCTTAATGACGTTACCCGCCATATCATGGTTTTCAAAATGATCCATTGTAAATGCTTGAGTTACAAGAGGATGATGCTCATTAGAGAGTTCTTTTATCTTCATTAGAATCGTTGCAGCTATGTCTGGTGATGACCTTACAACCTCTTCAACAAATGTTGTGAGTAATGCTTGTCTACCAATCAAATCAGCGGTGTTCTGTTCATTATTCTTCATAACTTATCGTCTCACCTTACGACCTTCTGATTTCCACCAGTATTGACCAATGATTTGTACATTTTCAGCTTCAATACGAGTTGGTGAGTAATATTCATCAGGATATTTAACTTTATCTGTATTACGAGATACAGCTTTAAAGCCACCTCTACCTTGTTCATTCCATTCAAATAACATCTTGATTTTTAATTCATCGCCTCTTAAAAAGGCATAAATTTCACCATCAAAAATTCTTTTTGCTGAAGTATCAATAGATATTCGTTGTCCTGGATAAAGGTCTGGCACCATGCTTTCACCATCAACAACGATGACTTTTGCACAATCTGGTTTCACGTCATATCTTCTAATTTCATTTACGGGAAATAAGAATTTATGTGGGCTTTGCTGCTCTATATTCAAGTATCCACCTCCGGCACTAACTTTAATTTCACTATAGAAATCAATAGCTACATAACCATCAGGGATGGGGTCACCTTCTTCATATAAATGAATTTCGGTATCGTAAATTTTATTGTTATCAGGACCTGGATTATGTTGATTTTGATTTCTTTCTAATAAAGATAAGTCTTTATCAAATAATTCATTAACAGTAACGCCTGCCCATTTAGCAATAGGTTCTAATGTAGAGCGTCTAGGATCTTTAGTAATTCCGTTCAAAATGCGGAAAACAGTCGATTGCTTAATCTCTGGATTCTTTTGCTCAAGATCATTTGGATTTGTTTCATGTTTATTAAGCAAGTATTCAAGATTCGATTTCAGGTAATTCATAGATTTCACCAGTAATTCCGCGAATCCATTTTATGCGCAAACGCATAATTTGGGTAAAATAACTCACTTATGCATTGACGATAATGCAAATATGCATAATAATTTGCATAAATCGGTCTAGACGTAAGAGCTAATTATGACACTTAAAGAAAAAATTCTTTTTTTAACAAGTACTCGTGGGTTTACCCAACAACAAGTAAGTGAGGAAACCGGGATTGAACAAAGTTCAGTTTCTCGGATTTTAAATAACACCCAAAAAAATATTGGATATGAAAAAGGTGTGGCATTAGATGCTTTCGTAAATCGTGAAAAGAAAAATGTCCAATCCAAAACTTCTTAAAGGTTTTCTCTCTATATCTATGTAATGAGGTATGTATGGCTGAAAAACTTTTAGCAAATGCTTCAGCAAAATTATCTTTAGAAGAAAAAGCAAAGATGGAATGGATCGCCAAACTTGAAGGCAAGAACTCCATATCTAATCTCATCCGCTCTATGTGTAAGAAGAAGATTTCTGAAGTAGAAAGTGAGATGGCTAATAAAAGCTCTCTAGACGTAATTAAAAACATTTGCACAAGAAAAATCTCAGAAGCAGAAACTGAATTCGAGTTTCTCAGAAATGTTTTTATTGGGTCAAAACAAACCGGGTATACCGAAGATACCTTTGAATTAGTGCCTTTACGGGCCGAAAAATCACGGCATTCAAATGCATGTGACAAATCAGTCCAGCTGGATCTTCTTAGCTGGAAATAAAAAAACCATTTCCTGCGCCAACAGGAAATGGTCATGGCAGTTCAAAACCTTGGAAGAAATGAACGTGAGTAATTTAGCAAATCATCCTTGCTCAGGCAAATGCACTGATTTTAATGAAGAACAGTGCTCGACTTGTTTAATCAAACAAGATGCCCCGCATCAAATCGCAGAACTTCAAACCGATGAAGACAAATTTCTCAATCGTGCTTTATCAGCACAAAGGGAGATTTCATGACATCTAAAAAGGTTTGGCCGTCAGGAACTAACCATACAGATTCTGAAGGTACACCGTGGAAACGGGACGATCAGAACAATTGGTGGTTTTGGCAAGAAAACTTTGGCTGGTCACGTTACGTGGGGCTGGTGAATAAAGCTTTCTTAAATTCTCGTTTTGAAGTGGGTACAGATCAGTGATTTTTGAATTAATAAACCTTAGTGATAAATGTACATTTGAAGCAACAAATTTAAAAATTGCTGCGATAGTTACGTGTGTACTTGGAAATGGACAATATTCAGCGAAGGGAATACAGCATGATTTAGATGTTCCGTTCTTTCTTTTCGGAGGACATGAAGAGTGGTTTGTCTCTAAATTTGGAACAAATTTTGAAGAAACACTTATCCAAGTTCGAGATGCAGAAAAACAAGATTTAGTGGATAGCTTTAATAGCGTTTTATTAGGTTCATACATTGACCGGACAGCTTTTTTCAAAGCTTATAACTTAATTAAACATCCAGCTGAACAAAACAAATGGCGTAGACAATGGTTAGATGAACGCCGCTCATCTTTTAACAACATCTGTGAACGTGCTTGGAATTATGCTGAACAGATGAGCTTGTATAAGCCAGCTCAGGAAGGTGAAGCATGAGAGATCGTTTTTACATCGCATGCTTTAGGGATAATGTCGGTCCTAATGTAAGTTTTCATCGTCATCAATTTGCAGGCTATCACACTGATATTGATCAAGCATATGTTTGTACATTTGACGAAGCACAACGTCATTTCAATCAAGCCAGAGAGTTCGAACGTCCTATTTCTGCTGATCATGTTGATGCATTAGCTGTATGGAAAGTTGATCATCAAACTTTGCCTAATAGCACTCAAATTATTGATGGTGTTTTTGGTTATGCTGTTTTCGTTCAAGGAAAATATTCGGGAAATGATGTCTATTGGTTAAATAAAGGTACTTATGACATAGCTACTGATTTTGAAAAAGCATCTTATTTTTCCAAAGACGAAGTAAATCAACTAGGTGGAAAGTATGTTGCTATTCCTTTTTCTTTAGCTGAGAAAGCAAAACGTAGAACTTTTGATTTTGAGCAATATAACCCACGAATCATGACTCAGGGCGCGGGCTTAAAAATGCCTGAGCACCTTAAAAGAGCCAAGAGAAAAGTCAAAAATCCTCAAACACGATTTAACTGTCCAAGTTGTGGAAAAATCGTTTGGCAATACAACCCCTATGACTTTGATCACTGTGATCATTGTGGGCAAGTGGGGGACTAATGCATGAACAATAAGGTATTTTTTGAAACTTCACGGTTATTTAAAACCCAATATGGTTTGAATTTTTCCGAGAAAATTATTGTTGATTTTTTTGCTGGTGGAGGCGGAGCCAGTACAGGTCTAGAAATGGGGCTTAACCGTCCGGTCTATGTAGCTGTAAACCATAATCCTAAAGCTGTTGCAATGCATGAAGTAAATCATCCTCATACGATCCACTATGTTCAGGATGTTTTCGCAGTTGACCCCGTTGAGATTTGTGACGGTTATCAAGTTGGTTGGTTTCACGCGAGCCCGGATTGTACCCACCATTCACAAGCAGCTGGTGGTCAACCGCGGAAAAAAGAAATTAGAGATCTTGCATGGGTTATCCCAAGATTTGCAGGGAAAGTAAAACCGGATGTTATTAGCATGGAAAATGTTCGCCAGATGCTTAATTGGGGACCATTAATTGCAAAACGTGACAAAGCAACAGGCCGTGTTGTAACCCTTGAAAAAATTGAAGTAAATGGAAAGCTGGTAAATCGTATTGCAGAGCCTGGTGAAGTTGTACCAAGAAATTTACAGTTCTTGATCCCAGATCCAAAACGTATTGGTCAAACTTGGAAACGATTTATTAAGACATTAAAGGGTCTTGGGTACATTGTTGAATGGCGTGCAAATATTGTTGCTGCTGATTTTGGAGCGGGAACAATTCGTTCACGATTATTTTTAATCGCCCGTTGTGATGGCAATCCAATTGTTTGGCCTGAACAGTATTTTGCAAAACAACCTAAGGCTAAACAGAGTAAGTGGATTCCTACGGCATATTCTATTGATTGGTCTGATTTAGGTAATTCCATTTTTAATCGTCCGAAAGGACCACTTGTTCCAGCTACACTTAAACGTTTAGCGAAAGGTTTGAAGCGATTTGTGATTGATGCTGAAAATCCATATTTCGTCAATTCTTCAACTCCATTTATTTGCCGTGATTTTAATACAAGCATAGGTCATAACATTACTGAGCCTCTTGCAACCACAACTGCAAGCTATGGTGGGCATAGTCAACTTGTGTGTCCAATTTTAGCCCCGTTTCTAACTGAATTTGCCAATTCATCTCAACAGCGTAATTGGTCTATAGATCAACCACTATCAACGATTTGTGCACAAGTTAAAGGCGGCCATCATGGTTTAGTAACTGCAAAACTAAGCAAAGACGATTTCGAGGGTGCTTTACGAGTGGCGGCCTTCTTGATTAATTATTACGGCAATGGTGATGCAAGAGACATCACTGCACCTATGGATACCTTAACGACCAAAGATCGACTTGCATTAGTCACTGTATGGATCAAAGGAGAGCCTTGGGTAATTGTTGATATACGTTTGCGAATGCTTAAGCCAAGAGAGCTTTATAAAGCGCAAGGTTTTCCAGATTCTTACATCATCGATCCGATTTATTGCGGCAAACCGTTGTCAAAAAAAGACCAAGTACATATGTGTGGCAATAGCGTTTCACCTTTGCCTATGGCTGCAATTGCTCGAGCGAATAACCCCTTTTCAAATACAAACAAAAATGAGGCAGCTTAAGAAATGGCAAGATCTAGAAATATTAAGCCCTCATTCTTTATGAATGAAGACATTATTGAATTACCTTTTGAAGCTCGTTTGTTATTTATCGGGCTATGGATACTAGCAGACCGTGAAGGTCGTTTAGAAAATCGACCTAAGAAAATCAAAATGTCTTTATTTCCTGCAGACGATATAAACGTTGCAGAACAGTTAGAGAACATTTCGAAGTTCGGTTTTATCGAGTTATACAACGCGGATGGTATTGATGTTATCCAAATCGTTAACTTTGTTAAGCATCAAAACCCACACGGCCTAGAGAAAGATAGTGAACTACCAAACCGTAATGGTATCTATACTGTGTACTATCGTAATCCCAAAAACAAAACGATTGTAGGAAAGCCAATTCAGTTAAATAAGAATGATTTGAAGCATTTTTACGATAAAACAGGTCCATTTGCCCCTCAAAATACTGGTTCTGCTGTTGAAAACAGTTATCAAGATAACGAATCGAATCAATCAAACACTAATGGGAACGCACAAGAACAGTTAGATAACGGTTCTAACACTGTTTCTATCTCAGACCAAAACGCCCTGAATCCTGAATCCTTTAATCAGAATCCTGATTCACTGAATCCTGAATCCTTTAATCAGAATCCAGAAGGTAATAACAACTCCGCCGTTTGCGTAGTTGATTCATCGACTCAAGCAAAATTTAGTTTCAAGAGTGCTTTGAAAAAAAATGGTGTACCTGAGAAAGACGCTGCTGAGTTCTTGCAAGTTCGTAAAGCGAAGAAAGCTCAGAATACCGAAAACGCTTTTGACGCACTTTTGAATGAAGCCCTAAAAGCAGGAATCACCCTTCAGGAAGCGGTTGAATATTGTTTGAAAAGACAAAATCCATGGGGAGCATTCAAAGCTTCTTGGTACCAAAACGAAAATCCCGAAATGACTACTGGTCATGAGCAAAACCATCAATCATTACCACGCAACGTAAATGAACAATGGGGAGCACCAAAACAATATGAACCAGTAACTCACACAGAAGTGAAGGGTGGATTGATATGAACGCAATGCCTCAGAAATTGGATTATAAAATTACTCAAACAAATCAGATTTGTACGATACACAATCAACACATGATCAATGTTCACGGTCGAATCGTTTGCCAGTCATGTGTTGAGGAAACCATGCAGCAGTCAAATGAAAAATATGAAAGTGAGAAGAACAAACGTATTTTGACTTTAAAAATGGCTCGAGCTGGTATTCCTAAAAGACATGTAAATAGCGGCTTTAGTAACTATGCGGTCAGTCACAAAGGACAAGACAAAGCTCGTAAAACTTGTGAAAAATTCACTATGGATTTCAATGCACGAGTTTTTAGAAATTTACTTCTTGTTGGTCGCACTGGTACGGGTAAAACCCATCTTGGTTCATCAATTCTGAAAAATATCATCATTAAAAACTGGGAAGCTATTTACATCACGTCTGCAGACCTAGCTGAAGATATCGCTGGTGCTTATCGCCGTAGCGGTGATAGTGAAGATGAAGCGCTAAAACGCTATGTGAAAAAAGATTTATTAATTATTGACGAATACGGTTTACATGACCGTGCTGAAAAACGTCCTCAACTGCTTGAGAGTGTTCATAAGGTTCTACTCACTCGTTATGACGAGTTGAAGCCAACAGTAGTGATTTCAAACCTAAGTCTTTCTGAGGTCCGCGAAGATCTTGGGGATCGACTATGGTCAAGATTTCAGCATGATGGCTTAGATATTGTGGAATGTGATTGGGATGATGCTCGTATAGGTGGAGGTAAAGCACAGTGAACGCATTTGTTGATATGAAAAAATCGGAATACGCATTAGTTGCTTACTCAAACGTTGCAGCTAAATCAAAAGAGCGTAAAGCTTTAGAAAAAGCAGTTAAAAAATGGTTAAAAAAACCAGGTAATAAAATTAAAAAAATTACCTCTGATGAAGTTGAAATTATTGCAGTTACTCATGGTACAGCATCAACGTATAAACGAATGGGTTGCCGTTGTGAAATTTGTGTTACTTGGGCCATTTCAACTGGTTTTGTAAAAACTAAGCCTAAATTAGATGTCAAACGTGGTCCGGATGAACGCCAAAAGCGTATACAGGCACAAAAACAAGGTTTAGATAGGTTCGCTAAGGTATTTAAAGAAAATTGGCAATTATTGGCATTTGAGATTGGTTATGCAGTTACGGCTTATCAACTTGAGCGGGTATATCAAGGGAAGTCAGAAATCGATCAGTTTTTTACATGGAAATACGTGAAAAAGATTGCAGACCAGTTAGTTGCTGAAAAATTAAAAGCTAATGGGGGAGTGTGAAAATGAAATCTAATTCAACCAGTAGAAAACGGTCAAAAAAATACAATCCAAATAAGCTAACACCAGCACAAGTTCAAGCTAATCAGAGAAAGGCTGAAATGCGTAGAGAAGCCGCTCAAGAATATGAGTTCAGCATGCGGTTCGTTTCAAAAGATGTACGGGACTATATCGAAGCAAAGAAAGTTGAAGAGGCTGCGTTACTTGAGCGTTTCCCTAATCGCTTAACAATACCATATCACTTCAGTATTGCAGCTTACGGTTACCAAGATTTAGCAATTGTCCAAGTTCTTGAACATGTAGAAGAGTGTGAGAAATGGAATGTTGAACTAACTATCACTATGGCCGATAGAACTGATCAATATGAAGGGCAACTAATAATAAACCAGCCATTTACCGCACCGAAAATGAATTATTTTGAGTTTTCAGAAGGAAAAGCAGACTGTTACGTAGATATAGGTGGTGGATTACGTAGAAAAGGCTGGAAAGGATTAAATGCTGAGATATTAATGGCATTAGACCAAAATAAAAATATACCTGATGGTTTTGGGATCGATTTGATAGAGGTAGAAATAAGTACCTCCTCAAAATTCAAAAGTGTGTCAGCGTATAAAGAATTTTTGAGTGTTGCTGCATGGGTAAACAGTGGTGTAGCTGAGGAAAAATTACGCCAGCTTTGGATTGCTGATCAAATTATAGGGAACGGTAAATCGCTTGGTCTTGGGGATGCAGCATGATGAAAAGACTAAGACAACGCCAGCGCCAACAACGCAGTATTTTTGCGATGTTGCAAAGCAACTCTAGGGAGACAAGTACCTTCAAAAGTTCGGAGGCTATTGCTCCTAAAGAACTACAAGCACAATCTGCAAAACCTAGATATATCTTCACAGAACTAGGGAAAGAGAAGCTTTGCAAACATTGTCAAGAATATTGGCCCATTGATTCTGAATTTTGGTTCATGGTTAAAGCTAAGCTTAAAGATGGATCCGTCGTACTTCGACCAGATTCAGCTTGTAAAGGTTGTTATGACAATGCCTATCGTCCGAATTTATCAAGGGGTAAATATCAAAAACGATCAAGTCATGAAAAAGGAGCTGCGGCATGAATCGTTTTCAAGAAAAACAGTTAATACAAATTGATGAAGAGCAGCAAGTTATTAAGTTCACTCGAAAACGTGAATTAATTAAATGTGATCATAAACATATCCAAATTTCGGAAGAAAAGAGCGAAGTACTTTGCATTGACTGCAAAACAAAATTAAACCCTGTTCATTGGCTAGCTAAATATCTAAGACAACTTAACCAAGTTACAGAGCGTAATAACAGAATGTTAGCTGAGGTAAGAGTAATTCAGTCAAAGCTTGAAAAGAAAAACAAGTTTATGTGTAAAAGCTGTCATGAGGTTAATGAAATTGATTTTAAAAAATTGCCTTCTCAAGCAGCTATTACACGTGGAATGTCGGTAATTGATCAAGAGTTTGACGGAATGAAAGTGGAGTTTTGCCAATGAAATATAAAATCGGTGATCGAGTTTATGTTGATTTCAAATCTTCTAATAGTATGGAAACTGATGGAACTCATATTTTCGGTGAAGGTCAGATTGATAGGGTAGATGAAGATAATAATTTTCTAATAGGTAGACTAGATAAAGGTGGTTATTTTGGTTGTCCATCAACAGATGTAAAACTGATTCATGAGTTATGTATACATGGGTACGATGTTGCATGTTTATTATGTGGATTTGGTCAATCTGAAACTACTGGTGAAAGGATCTGGCATAATCAAAGATAGTATGTAACATATAGTTTTTAAATGAATAACAGATTAAGCTCATCAATAATAGATGGGCTTTTTTTAAAACAGTGAATTAAATGACTTTAGAAATTTGTAAACTTTGTGGTGAAAAAAAAGAGTTACAGCGCTCACATGTAATAGGGAAAACTTTTTTTAGTCACATACTACGAGATTCTGAAAAGAATGTTGCTTATCAATTTCAGCTCCAAAAAGAGCAAGTTGACACTACAAATGACACTTGGTTTACGCGATTGCTATGTAGTACATGTGAGCGATTTTTTAATGAAAAATATGAAAATTATTCTGTTTCATGCCTTAGGGAAAAAAGAAATGATGTTGAAGTAATAAAAGGTCCAGAGGGAATAAAATATAAAAATATAAATGCAGAAAAAATTGCAGTTTTTATTCTTTCAATTTACTGGAGAGCAATGCATTCAGAACATCATGCTTTTGCTGACTGTATAAATGAACCCGTACTCGAAAATGTTCTAAAAGAGATTATTAATGGTAAGTTAAAAATAGTTCCAGATCTAATTAAGGTTAGAATTAGATTGTTTAGAGATTCAACAAACAAATTTAATGAAATCTCATTAAAGCAATTAATTATTGCACCTTATAAAGAAGCTTTCCTAAATGGCTTTATGTCTACAATGACATTTGAAGGGTATCTGGTAGAAATATATTTTGGTAATTTGAAACTTTCAAATACAACAAAGAATGGATTTCTAGATATAGGTAGTAATGAAGTTTACATTCCTTATGTAGAGATACTTACACACCGACAAATAAGGGAATCTCTTTTTGCTGGTGCAAAATTAATAAAACAATCCCCAGAAGTGATAGAAAAGGGGTAAAGTGAACCATCGGCATTTAACTCTCTTGGCTTATTTTATGAAAATATGTATTGGTGGCGATCTTAATGGTCAGGTAGTTGAGAAAGATGTTTATTCATTTAAAGCTGCTGAAATTGATCCAGAGAAAAAGTCAGAGTATTTCATTCAAAGTTATATTCTTGGAGATAAGCGATTTAGGTTTTGGATTTGTTTTGATATAGATTTTCATGAAGCCTCACAAATCGTTTCAAAAATAATAAGAACAAAACATTAAAATGTATATTGATTAAATTCGATATATATTTTATATTATGTGAACTGTTTATCGTTAAAGGCCTTTATTGGTTTTATAGTCCGTACTTTCCCCAAGGTGCGGACTTTTTTTCTGCTAACATTGTTCACTTAGAATTAAAATTTTTGGGGTAATCATATGTTTAATAATGAAACTAGAAATCAACATTTTATTTCTCAAGTTGAGCAAAAGTTAAATTGTATTGATCCAACTTTGCCAAGGGAGAGAAGAAGGATTTATAAGTTTAAAATTGATGATAGGGAAGAATTGACTTTTAATTTAGTAAACCCTTTAGGAGTTAAAATTGAAAAAAACTTAAGCTTTAATGACTTATATACTTTCGATGTTTTTTCCGATAGAACTAGAAATAATTTTGAAGCTTTTTTTGGAAAATATGAAGATAAAATTGAAGAATTTACAAATAATATTCTAGATAAAATTGCTAAAAATGAGGCAATAACAATTGAAGAAATTAAAGACTTGGTTTTTTGTAAGATGATGAATTTTATAAGAAACCCGTTCTGTATTGAAAAGTGCCTTAACACTTTTGGTGAATTATCAACGGTTAGTCCTACAGATACTCATGCATTAAGAGAATTTCAAAAAATAAAAAAGGAAAATATACATGTTAGCCCAGATGTATTATCTCAGTTAAACATAACTGAAGATAAATACATTCAATGGTTGAAGATAATATTTATTTTTTTTTCCGTAAAAATGCCAAAAGGATATTTAGGTGAATTAATTATTGATGCATGGTTAGATATTAATAAAAAGAGAATCTATGTTGGTGTACATTCTTATGATCAGGAAATTTGCTTGTTATCTGATCGTAGCTTTGTAGATTATGGCCCAGCATTGCCGAAAGAATTTTTTTGCTTTGCTTTTAATCTCAATAAAAATTCTTTTCTAAGTTTTATGTTATTTGAAAATACTTTGGAAAATATTAAGTTGTTCTGTCCAGATCTAGCTCCTGCAATTGATAGTCGAAACATGACGATTGATGAAATTAGCGATCATAAACCTAGAATTGAATTGCTAGTTAGTAAAAATAATATAGAAGCTTTGAGAGGTTACAACACTCAGGTTGTATATCAATGTCATATCCACTTCTTTAGCGCATCTACTTCTTTTCTACTAAATAATTAATGGAACCAGTCAAAATTAGTTTTTAATCTTAAAATCATAATTAAAGTTCTTCTAAGATTGCAGGGCTTTAATTATGAAATTTTATTTGCTGATGCAGTTGGGGCGAAATAATGCCCAATAATAAAAGTCGCCGTCAGTGGAGTGAGTTTTTCTCAAATAATAAAAGACAGGAACTCTTTAAAGATTTCAGTGTTTCATCAGGTAATGACAAAGTTAAAAAGCAAAAATCTAGCTCATCTAAACACGTGTTTTTCCCATGCCATGTAGAAAAAGAAAATGAAGGTGAAAATAGTGTATATAGGGGAAGCACAGGCGGTGTTATCATTTCTGGTAAGCAATACATCACAATCAAATTGCCTTATGGATTAAGCGCTAACGAGATTTGGCGGGCTACAATTGATCAGAATGGAAAGCAAAGAAATAGTCTTTCAGTAGGTGCTAAAAAGTATAAAGACAAGGTTCAAAAACAATATGGACCTATGTTTAGAGCACTTAAGTTAAAAGCTATCGATCAACTTTGTGAAATACGATTAATTGTTCAACCCCCACTTAAAACTCGATCTTACAGCGCTAAGACATATCCGCGATTTGATATTGATAACTATCCCAAACTTATTATTGATAGTGTCAAAGGTGATGGCTTGTTATTCAAAGATGACAATATTTTCATAAGTGAACAAATTAAGCTGGCAGAACCATGTGAAGATGGTTGTGTCTGGCTTTCTTGTGTTTTTACAGATGAAACTGATTGGTTATCTAAAACTGTAGATTTTGATTGGTTAGCTGGGAGAAGCATTTAAATGGCGAAAAAGAGCGATTTGCAACGTCGAGTACTTATCGGTAGAAAACTTGCAATGGCGCGTGACATGGTTCAATTACGTCAAGAAGACGTAGCATTAGAGATATTCGGTACACCACATAAGAATCGAATGAGTGAAATCGAAAATGGGAAATTAATGCCAGATGCAGAATTATTATCTGTGCTATGCCAAAAATATGGTGTGTCTTCTGATTGGGTACTTGGATTTACTGTTGAGCCTGAACTAGATAAAACTGCTTCTGTAGCAGGTATTTTGTTTAATAGTCTAGGCGATATGATGAGTGAATATACTCAAGCTATGGCTTTTCAATTAAGCATGGCCGCTGCACAACACATAACGTCATTTCCAAAAGCTTTAACTGTACAGTTACTAACTGCTTCAAAAGAGCTTATTCAGGCTTGCTTATCTCAAGACCAGTCTATTCAAGACAAAGTATTACCTGAATTACAAGCTTTAATGCTCATTGTTCGTGAATGTGAACAAAATAGAGCTAAACAAATCCGTAACCTAGAAATGGCTATTGATGATGTTTTCCAACGTGACGAAAACGATTTACAAGAAAAGGCATTGATTGACCTTATTCAAAATAAAAAGCGTTTTAGTAAGGCTTCTTTACAGCAACAAGCTATAGCGGAAGTAAAACAAATAGGTCTATTTACAGAGTAATGGATAGACACAAATGGCACGCAAGATTGAATATTCGGAAGAAATTTGGAACCGACTAAAAGAAGTCTATGAATCTTCACCTAAGATTACATGGCAAGGTTTAGTTGATCATGTTGGTGAAGAGCTCGGTTGTGAGATGCCTTCACCATCAGTAGTACGCCGTAAAGCACTTGCTGAAAAATGGAAAAAGAAAGCTAAATCTCTAGTCAAGAAGACTGCCCGAGAACTCAATAAAGAGATTAAAAAATTGACCAATAAAAACAATGGTCAAGATGTGTCACAAGAATCTGAAAATAAAGAAAAAAGTAATAGTCAAAATTCAGTCAAAAAAACGTCAAATATAGCTGAATTTAATAGTCAAAACTCCAAAAATAACGGTCAATCCAACGGCGGTAGTTCTTCAGTCAATGAGAACTATTTAAAGTCCGCATTAGTTGTAAAAAATAACCGTATAAGAGCTCACAAATTAGGTGAGTTAATTACTGATACAATCGACAGTGTTATTCATATTAGAGATGAAGTACTGAATCTAAATAACCCAACAGAAGAACAATTAGCGCTAGTTAAATTCAAGATGGGACTTATATGTCAGGTTGTAGATTTAAACGTTAAGCAAAGTATCAGCATTTCTAACATTGCCAAGACAGAAGCAATGTTCTGGGGCTTAGATGTAGATGATCTTAAAGACCAGTCAGAAGTTCAAGCACGGCGTAGTTCTGTTATTTCGGGTGCTGAAGAAAGAATGGCAATAGCTAAAGCAAATATGAAAAAGAAAAAAGAAGAGGCGTTTATGCGTAAGCTAGCGCTTGTCGAAGCTGGTGAAGTAGAGCCTGATGATTAAACTGATGAATAATATTTAAATTATAATAAGATCTATAGAAATAATTATTAAAATACTAACTATAATGCAAAATGCATTTTATATTAGAAATGTGTTTAATTTTTTATTTTTTAAGAGTAGTTAAATATGAGCATTATGTCAGCTTCAGAAGCTGCTAGAATTTCACAAGTAGCAAAACAATATACTATTGAAGAACTTAAGGATGAAGTAGGTTCTGTAATTTCTACTATAGCTTCAAAAGGGGAAAAGATCCTTCATTTTCCTGTATTAAAATCAAGAGCATCAGTTGCTCTTGTTATTGAACTTCAACAAATTCTTCTTGATTTAGGATATGACGTAGAATTAGATGTTTTGCATCCTGAAAATTATATTGTAAATATTAAGTTTTAATTTGATCATTAATTGGAACACTTAAATTTTCACAATATATCTATAATTCAAAATGCCTTATATCAATATGGGGCATTTTTCGTTATGACAGATTTAAATCACAATAAACCAGTTTTATCCTACGATGATCTTGGCTTTATCATCGGTATGAAACGAGTTGAAAAAAAAGTAAGTACGATTGATTCAAATATTGAAAAGATTATCGAAATACTTACTCAAAGCTTTGAAGAGCAAAAAGCCCAGTTTGCTAAGCCTCAGCCAAAACTGACTGAATTTCAAAAGATGCTTAATGCTGTCAATAATAGACCAGCTTTAGACTTTGAAGATTTATTAAAAGAAAAAGCAAATCCTATCACGCAGTCTTTTGTTGTAGCCGACAAGTTTGTGAAAGACTTTGCTGATGTATTAGAGCAATCAGTTAGTGACCTTAATTCAGCAAATAAAGAACGAATCAACCAACCTAAGGTACAAAAGCCAGCTATAGAAATTAATAGTCATGAAGATTTGGGTAAGATCGTAAGCTCATCAACACCAGAACGTGATGAGAAAGGGCGTTTTGTTTCTAATCAAGATGATGTTAAAAACCAATCCGCTATTAGCAAAGTTGCACAAACTATTACCACGGCGGTAAAAGGTGTGATGCCGAACTCACCACAAGGTGTTGATCCTACAGTTGATGCAATAAATGAAGTTGGTCACTTACTTTCACCTGTACGCCGTGCTGCTGGTTTAGCCATGCGACCATTAACAGGTTTTATGCGAAGTAGAAAACGGAATGAACCTTTACCGCGAGAACAAGAAAATCATAACCGCAACCAAATAAAACTATTGCAGCGTATAGCTGATAATTTAGCTTCTAGAGGCGGTTTGCTTGGCTCTATAGGGAAATTACTTACTACAGCCCTATCAGCTGGTAGTGGGCTGTTAGGCGGTGCCCTAGGTAAAGGAAAGAAAGGTGTAGGGAAATTAGGAAAGGGCTTGGGTAAACTTCTCAAGTTTGGCCGTGGTTTGCCTGTAATTGGTGCATTGGCTGCTGGTGCATCATTGTTAGATTGGAATGAACAAAGTACTCAAGAAAAGGGCGGTACGGTCGGAAGTCTTGCTGGGGGCGTGATTGGTGGTACGGTAGGATCCATATTTGGCCCAGCTGGTACCTTGATTGGTGGTATGGCTGGATCTTGGATTGGTAATAAACTTGGTACCGCAGTTGCGCCGTATTTTAAAGAATGGACGGATTCATTAATTGCTGCAAATGTACCAGATATCATTAATACTGCTTGGAAGGGATTTGTAAGCTATGCATCTAATGCTTTTGATCAGGCGAAAGGCACTGCTTCAAAAGTTGTAGACGGCGTTAAAGATACTGCAGGTGATACCTTAGATTTCATTAAGGATAAATTTAATCGATTTAATCCATTCCATGACGGCGTTCCAACTTGGGGAATCGGTCAAGGCGTTTATAAGCCAGGCTTTGGTGCAAATAAAAATGTAGCTGCTTATGGAGCAACTAATACTAAAGCTTTGGAAATGATAGGTAAAAATACTGTAGAAAGAGCTAGTAGTTTGTTACGTAAATTCGAAGGATACAATGATACTGCCTATTGGGATGTGAATGCTCACCGTGTGGGATATGGTAGTGATACAGTGACAGATGAACAGGGTAACATTAGAAAGGTAACTGCAAATACCAAGGTCAAAAAATCAGATGCTGAAAGGGATTTAGCCCGCCGTACACGAATATTTGCAGCTGAAGCAAGGAATAAGGTTGGAGAAAAGGTTTGGGATAACTTACCTATGGACACTCAAGCTGCTTTAACTTCTGTTGCATACAACTATGGTGCATTACCAAAAAGTGTTGTTAAGGCTGTAAAAACAGGTAATGTTGAAGAAATATCTAATTCTGTTAGAAATCTTCAGCATCATAATAATGGAATCAACTCTAAGCGTCGGAATGCTGAAGCAGATATTATTAAGAATTCAATTTCTAAATCTAATAATTTACATAAGCCATCTGAAGAAATTAACAAGGTTGGAGTTGATAACAAACAACAAATATCTTTCTCAAATAGGTTAGATGAATCTAGAAAATCAATTAAACAGGTTTTAGCTACTAAACCAGCAATTCTTCCAACTTCTCAAAATTCACCAAATGTTAATTCAAAACCTAAGACACAATTTAATACTACTGTTCAACCATTTAAGCAGCCACTTAATACGCCTAATCCTCAAGAAGTCGTTGTTGTTAATGGTAGTAGTGGTAATATTTCGCAGAACGTTAACGATAGGTACCTAGCACATGCTTTAACTGGTGGGATAGGTATGGGGAAATTAGATGTATAAATTCATGAGAATTACTTTTTTAATTATGAGTACTATTACTTGTTCAGTTGCTTTTGCTGGAATAGATAAATGCTCAAATTTGCCAAATCAATCGGCTTTAAATAATTGCTCATCAAATGTTTTGAATTCTGCCAATCAGAAAATTAATACCGTTTATGCAAATTATATGAAGGAGCTTAGCCCAACAGAGAAACTTCAATTGAAAGAAGCTCAAAGAGCTTGGATTCAATACAAAGAAAAAGATTGCCAATTTCAATCTTCACCTGTTCTAAAGGGCTCTTTATACCCATTTGTACATAATGCATGTTTAGTTGAAAAGACAGAAACGCGAATTAAAGAATTACAAGATATGCAAGAGTGCAGATCCGGTAACGAACCTGGTTGCTTGTAATTTTTCAAAGGGATTGAGGTAATCAATCCCTTTTAATTGTCTTCATGAATTATATATGTCCTCAAATTCTTTTTCAGAATAGTGGCTTAGTAAACGGTAGTATTGACTTCGAGTTTCTAAAGTTAATTTTTGTTTAGGGTAGTGAATTAATTGTGAAACAGCATTCACTGGATTCCAACTTGATGTAAATGGTACTGGTTCATTGATGAAATAAGCTTTATTAGAGCTTATAGAGCAATCTAATATTGCTTTAACTTCTTTATATCTAGGGTAGCGCTGAGCTGTTAAAAATAATCCATCAAAAATTACATATGCTTTTTGATTATGGAGTTCTACTAGAGCAAGTGCTCCCATTAAAGGCAAATTTGTCTCTGGTCCATCATTTCGGCTATATCCATTATTAGGTTTGTCTGAAGTTGCAAATAGAACTACTTGGATACATTCAGGCATATTTAAATAATCAAGAAGATTGCTACAGTTCTGAGTTGTATTACTTTCTTTATATCTAATCGCAATAAAACCTTCATTTTCACTATAAGCAGCATTTTCAATTCGAGTATGTGGTAAATATTTTTTGGCTAATTCTTCACGTACGTGTTTTTGTTGAATAATTTGCTGAGAAAATTCTTCTACAATTTCTCCTAAATCAGTTTTTAACTGCAAACCTTTTTCCATTAATTCAAGCATCGCTGAATTAAAAGATAGATCATTTTTATCTGCGTATCTTATAACTTCATCGTAAAGATTTTCTGGTATACGAATTTGCGTACGCTTCCATTCTTCTTGTTTCTCACGGCTCATGACTGATCCTAAAATAATCATTGACACTAATTTTAGTTATACACTATATTTGTGTCAATGTTACTATTTTTAGTGACAAAAAAGCCCCGAACAATCTTGGCGGATCAAAATCGGGGCTTTTATCAACAACCGTTTGGAAAGGATATTGATATGTCTAATCTATCATATATACCGCAAATTGTGTCATTTCATGGCACCGAACTCTTCATTGTTGAACATGAAGGACAACCTTATACCCCGATGAAACCTATTGTTGATGGTATGGGGATGGATTGGGCATCCCAATTTATTAAATTAAAACAAAGATTTGAAAAAGGTATTGTGGAAATCACAATACCTTCCAATGGTGGGTTACAAACAATGATTTGTTTATTGTTGCGTAAACTTCCCGCTTGGTTCTATTCAATAATGCCAGGTAAAGTTAAACCTGAGATTCGTGACACAGTAATCATGTATCAACAAGAATGTGATGATGTTTTGTGGAACTACTGGATACAAGGCCATGCAATAAACAAGCGACTAACCATTTCCCCAGAGCAACAACAAAGATTACTCGAAATAGTTGACCGCCGTGCAGGAAGGGATCGAAGTTTAAGAATTTCAATGTGGATACGTCATAACAGACATTTCGGCATAACTAAATATAGCCAATTGCTTTCAATTCATTATGAGGATGCGAAGCAGTACCTTGAAACGATACCACTTCAAGAATTAGCTCCGACTGAAACAGATACGTTACAACGGTTAGAGAAGTTTGTAGAGAATCTAGCTGCACGTTATCCAGCTCTTGAGAACCCGTTGGCTTATGAAATTGCACAGCAGGTAAGCGAGAAGCTAAAGTACCAATCTTCAACTGGTCCTAAAAACTTTTGGGTCTCAATTCAAGAAAACGGCGCAGTTTCTGTACAGCAACATTCATTACACCACACTCCAGTAAATGTTGTGCAACTTAGAGAAAATTTTAATGATTTATGGGATTTTCTTCATAAAGATGAGGTGCTTGAACTTGGTAAAGTCTTAAAACGCTTTCCTTTCGAAACTGTTAATCGATAAGGGCTTATCAAAATATTAAGATGTCTAAATTGGACTCCCCAAATAAAAAAGCCAGTTATTAAGCTGGCTTTTTTAACATTTATAATCATAAAGTATTATTATTAATAAGAATTGATAAGTTTTGGGTGAACAAGCAACATATGAGAATTTTAGAAATGTGGGGAGTCGAGAGAAATTATTTAATTAAAAACCATAAGTTTTACCTTGAGCAGGGTGTTTCTAAGCTTATGTCTCAGTTTGAAAATATTGAAGAGGAAGCTGACAAGTTCGCAAACGATTGGCTTGAGAATAACGAATATCCTTTTGATCCTGATTATGATGATCCAGCTGATATATACGAGAAAGCAAACGACATTGGGCTTGAATATGGTTTAAATTTATATGAGCTACAAGATCACACAAGATTATCCATTCTTTCAGGGCTTTATCATAAATGGGAAAAGGATTTAAGAGTCTGGCTAACAAGAGAATCAAGATTTTGGAAATGTAGAGAATCATTTAAACTAGAACTTTGGAAACCTGGTAATTCCCGAATATTTTCTTTTTTTAAAGGGCTTGGGTGGGATATCAAACAAGAAGATTTTTATCAAGATCTAGAAGCAATTCGATTGATAGTGAATGTTTATAAGCATGGAAATGGTAATTCATTCAATGATTTGAAAAAAGAATATCCTAAGTATATTCGTGATTTTGATCCAAATAGTCCTACTTCTAGTATTCCAGATTATTATGATCATGAAGATTTAATCATCTCAGATAGAGACTTGATAGAATTGGCTTCAGCGATTGAAAAGTTTTGGAATAAAATTCCCTCTACTTTTGATTTTAATAACTTTAAAAATGTACCTCAATGGTTGCGTGATTCATATAAAGTAGATGACAGTAAATTTTGTGCTTCACAATTTAATAAACTAATAGTGATGAGTTATTTTTAATATCACTATAAATTTTCTAAATTTGAATTCCATGTATAAGAAAGCCAGCGAGTTAGCTGGCTTATTTTTTGGAAAGTGTTTAAAAAACTTTAGTGTGTTGCATGGCTACTCTTCATTATCAAGTGCATTTATAGATTTAGAGCTAGGATGGTCTTTATGTACATCTTCTTGTGATCTCACAGTAGGGTTAGGAACGAATGAACGTCCACAGGATAAGGCTAATTTTTCAAGCTCTAAAATAATTTTCTTATAATCTTGACTGCTTCGTATTTGAGTAAATCTAGTCATGTAAGATCGCTCAGTTTGTTCATCTAAACTAGCAGCATTAACCTTTAAGAGATAATCAAAGTAAGAAATTGATTCATATACGTACTTGGATGTTACTGTTGCATACGTAGCGTTATAAATACAAAAGATAATAAAAATTGGTAGAAGATACTTTGCTGCTATAAAAAACTTATTAAAAAATTTGTCACTTTTTTCAGCGTCATTTATCGAGGTATTGATTTTTTGAAGAAGCTGTTCTGAAGTAATTTCTTCTTTCACTTTTTCTTTTTCTGCATTTAAGACCTTGCCTTGAAGTTCATACAGTCTAGATTTTGAATCCTCATATTCTTTCCTAAAGTAGAGCATAACTAAGTAAGTTCCAGCAAACAGTAGAATAAAAAAAGATAAGGAAAATATTGCCACTAACAAGTGAGTAGATTGTTGCAAGGCAACTAGATCATGGGTGGAAACAGAGATAAAGACTAGAGTGTTAAAGGTACTAGAGTATTTAACTCCTTGAGCCGTAAACCAAGGGAAAATTTGATCACTAAGAATAGTACATATTAAAAATGTGACAATACCAACAAATATGGATCCACCAAATTTTTTGAAGTTGAATTTATTCATTATATATTCCGAGATTAACTTGTTGTAAAAGCCTCATTAGTTTACAAGCATGTCAATTCTGAATAAAACTGATTATAGAAATGTGAAATCTATATTATTCATCACATTAAAAATTTTTTGACTGGAACTCTTCTCATTTCAATCTTTTCCGACACTTGAAAATAACCTTATATAAATGAGGTTATTTTTTATGGGCAGTCTTAATCTTGCAGCTGTTACAGCTACTACTCCATACATTAAAAAGATTCAATCGGCATTAGAAAAAGCAACAGGCCAAACCATCGTTACACCAGAATTTCGCAAAATTAAGCGTGTTGCTGGTGTTAGCGTTTTACCAGTTGCATTTTTCTTTTCAGGTGGCGCTACGCTCACACTTTATGTTCGTGCTTTAGCAGATGTTGTGAAGGCAGAGCTTAATGACAAAGTTATTGTGTTATCTGGTGATTTTAGTGATGACTATAAACCAACATTTGAAAACGCCGTGAGTTGTGTCGCTAAACTTATCCGTGAAGCACAATCTAAAATCCAAGAACAAAATAAGCGGGAAAAAGTAAGCTTACCGCCGCGCCGTACTTCTGTAGATCAGAAAATTAAAGAGGTCGAAGAACAAGAGCAAAAGCTTGATGAAGATTTAGCTAAACAATCAGCACACCGTGACCAGCTGAAAGAACAAATTGAACAAGCAAAGCAGCAACTTGGTATAAGTTCGGAGGCTGGTCAATCCGATCTGGGAAAGCCTGAATTTGATAGTGCGAGTCCAATCAAATCAGTTACAGCAAATATCACACGTGGTAAAGCTGCAATGAACAAAGCCATTATGGAAAAAACCACAGTGCATAGAGCTATGTATCGTAATGATTTAGGCTGGGTGGATTTTGAGTATGGCAGTGATAAACAGGGCATTAAGCATATTATCAAGCGCCGTATGGAAAGTGATGGCATGACATATGATGAAGTTGTGCATATGCTTGTGGATACTATTGTGCAAACAATCGCTCAAGGTAGTACACAACGGCGTACAGAACGTGGATTATCTACAAGAATAAATATTGTATTTAATTCGCATGAAGCGTCATTGATTAAGCGAGAAGGTAGTAATGCATGGCTGCTTACAGCTTTTGAAGTGCATTAAAAAAAGCCCGGTAGTTAGAGATGGGTTGCGACATCTTCTAACCTACACTTATGACCCTATACGTTCTCGTGTCATAAGTGGAGCGGGCTTTGTATATATAATAATCCATGCATTTCTTATTTTCAAATATGGAACCATTCACGCTTACATATATACAAAAGCAATACCCTTAATACAGTTCTTATTAAGGGTGTTTTTTATGCAAATTCAAATCGGTATTGATATTGTCTTAATTATTGCATTTTTAGCTTATCTTTCCGTTGTTACAGGATGGAATAGCAAGAATAAAGCTGCGTATATTAAACAATTCCGTCATGTGCCTATAAGCCTCTTATTTAAAGAAATCAGATATATGTATTTCATAAGTATGGCATGTGTATTGATCACTATTATTCTTGTTGATTGGCGAATCTATAACGTTGCTTCATATTTTGATGCATTAAGCGTTTCATTATGGATATTCATAATCTATTTCACCATTTTTTCAACTTATCAGATTGGCACTGCAATACTAGTAAAGCTTTTGATGATTTTCAGTAATAGAGCAACTTCTTAATGATCACATCTAAAACAATTTTAGACATGGTTGAGTACTGGCTTAATCATCCGGTCAATGGGAAGTATGGTTCTGACTTTGGTGCACCTCTTTATGATTTGCTAATGGCACCTTTAGACTCGAGGGTGGCAGATAGTTTTCTTATTAAGATGAAAAAGGATCTACCAATATTATCTGAGCTTAACTCTGACCAATTAGCCCTGTATTCACAAACCGAAGGATTTGAGACGGTTCATATTCATTTAAGCATCATGAATGTGAATATAGATCTTAACCAAGTAGCAGACCGATTGGGTAAATCAGTAACAGGTGAGACATATGACATTAACGCAAGCTGATTTTGAAGCCCAGCTCCAAGCAGCGATAGATGATTATGAGATTCAGGAACGCTATAAAGCTCAAGATCCACTTGTCGTTCACCAGCTGCGTTCTATGGCTAGTTTTTTGACTGCATTTGGTCCAGAAATCGATATTGCTTCAATTGAACCATTTACCAAAACACGTGACCGCTCAATTATTGCGGATGCTACAAATAAAGGCATTTTGCCTATAGGTACACCGTGTCAGCACTTAATAGAAATTATCAACCGCTCAACAAATGCAGTGAGCTTAAGCCAAGGGCGAATGATTGAAGATCATAGTGGCGGTAGAGTTTGGCGGCTTCTTCAATCAATTACAGTTAAAGCTGGTGAAACGGCGGAAGTAATAGCAGAACAAAGTGAATACCGTGAAATTAAGTATGTTGTACCAGTTACAGAAGGGTTCCATAAATATCGAATAGATCTTTTAGAGGACCTTTCACTTGCAAACATTTCGATTAAGCAGGGCAATAATAACTTTGTAATTAAGCCGCGCTGGATGAATGTTGAACCAGGTGAATATGCTGTAACAGTTACTACAGATAATCTAAGAAGATTGTTTATTGAGTTTGGCGATTCTGAAAGAGCTGGTCGTACACTACAAGCCAATGAAACGGTCACAATCGGTATCCTTGAGACTTACGGTGAAGTTGATGCTAATCGTTTAAAGGATGCTGCTTTACTTGATGTACTTACTAATGATGAACAGCGGGTATCAGTGCGTTTTAAAGCTGGTGGACTGATAAGAGAGGGGGTAGATCCGTTAGCTGTATCGGAATTACGCTTATTATCAAGCTATCCATCACTTTACGATGATGATGCGGTATTTCTCGGCAACTTTGACTATGCGGTACGTAAAAAGTTCATGAAACGGGCTCAGTTTATCTCTGTCTGGAATGAAACGCTGCAAGAGCAACACTTTGCTATCACATACCGTGACATTAATCATTTAAACCTTGTGGTGGTTGCTAAGAACCCAGCTGAACAAGCAACATTAGAACAAGATATCTGTCGGTATATTGGTTATTGCGATAACTTGTATGAAGGCAAAGTGAATGTACATGAAGTTGTAGAAAAGCCAATTGAAGTAAAAATTAAAGGTTCTTTGGCTTCTGTTCATAATACGGATATGGTTAAAACACAGATCAAAGAGTTACTAGTAGAGCGATATGGACGTGAATCATTGAGCTCAAGTCGTTGGCTGGTTAATGGCTTTAATACTCAAGAAATGGGGAAGCTGATTAATGACAATATTGTGGCATTCCAAGATCGGATGAGTGACTTTACCATTATGCTTTCAAATGAGTTGAATAAGCCTAATGAGTGGGTATATGTGACCAAAGACAGTATCACTGTTGAATTGGAACGCACCGCTGATATTTCGGGGGCTACATGGACCCTATAAGCTTTACCCAGCCTCTTGATGAACACTATGTAAGTACGGGTTTGCAAACCGCACTTGCTAAAGCATTTAAACAAGTATTTGCACAAAACTTTGAGCAGTCCATACAAGATTTATTGGATTATGGTTGTCCTCATATCGGTAGTAAAACAGTTGTAGAACGGTTCTCTAAACAAAACGGACTTGTTGTATTACGGCGAAATAACACCTCTGACACGTTAATGCGAATTATCTATGCCAATTGGAGCAGCATGGGTAATAAAAGAGGATTAGCGTTTTTAGAGTTCGTTTTACGAATGTTGTGGGGGAAAGATCATTTCCAGATTATCAGGCTATGGCACAGCTTGGAAAAGCTAAAAGAATATCCAGCCTATTTGTCTGATTTTGAAAAGCCTAATTATTTCCTAACAAGTCGGATTAGAATTGTTTTAGATAAAACTGTTGATGCAAATGAAGTTGTAGAGCTGTCACCGATATTACGGCGTTTAGTACCAGCCAATATTGTCGTTAAAGTTCACTCAATGGCATTTGATAGAGATTTAGGTGCAACAAGCTTTGCAGCTGCAATAGCAGCTAAGCCTTATGCCGTCTATAACTTCCTTTAATTCGATTGGAACTGTTGAGTTAGCGCTCAAATACAAAATGATTTCATAGTCCTGTTCATTAGATCAGGACTTTTTTATATGCAACAAGCTCAAGAAAATGTTTTAGTAGGAATCGCAGAACCAATCAATGGTCAAGGAGAAAACTTATTAATTGATCATTTCTTAGGATATGCAAACCAAGAATTAGAACCACAAGAAATTGATAAAGTTGTAAATGGGGAAGTGGTAGAGGGCATTACAACTTATGCTCAAGGCCATTACTATAAGATTTCAGCAAATCCTGAAACTCAAAATGCAAAAGATTTTGAAATCAGTCTTCATTTTCAAGATGGCCCAATTCATGAACACGGTGTGAATGGGGTGACTAGTGAAGCATTGCTAAAAGTGCTTATTCACCGTACTAAAACCTTGGATGAAAAGTTCCCAAGTGAGTTCAACAAACAAGCCATTATTTACATGGAAAGTGCGCTAGAAGAATTTAATAAGCGTACAGCTGAGCGCCGTGCTCGTGGTGTTGAAGACACTCTTGCTAAGTAAATGGATGAAGTATGCGATTAAATATCTTTTGTCGAAAGCGTGGTTGTTCTCAATTAATTGATTTATCTGAAATGGATTGTATGCAAGTCTCCAAAAGTGATCATAGAGGCAGCATGGTTTATGAGAGCTTTTATGATGTTTTTATCTCACTTAAAAGTGGATACATCTTTGATGCAACTATTGAAGATAAACAACATGACAAACTATTGGAATTGATTGAGTTTGATAAAAAGATTTGATTTGGAACTGATTAAATTTCAACTATAGAACAACTGAAACAATAGCCTCAATCACAGCATTGGGGCTTTTTTATGGCTAGCAAAAATAGAAAGACGAAAGTTCTATCTTACAACTTACATGATCGATGCCGTAAATATACTGGTGTTGATCGAAGTAATGTCGATGTTGATGTAATGATCAACTTGATTAACAGTAATCATGTACAAGAAATGGTTGCAACTAACTCTTTACAAGGTTTTTACGGTCATCAAATTCGTCAGCGTTACGGTATGGTACCGCCTGAAACTGTTCCGATTAAAGGTAAATTGGTATATCTAGCCCCTGCGCTTAAAACTATTCAATTACGTGCTTCACAAGATGGGACTGTAGAGCATCAAGAAGAATTTTTTGACAATGAACCAGGTGAACTTGCGTTAAGACAATATGCCGCACAAGCAGGTGGGTTCAGCACAGCAGTTAACTATAAGAGAATAGGTGGCCGTCTTATTCCTACTGGCTTTTTTGGTTTTGACTATGTATCACAACCTAACTATGCAAGTAATGTAGGTGACGGTCAGTTATTTGATGGTTTATTTGTTCCTGAAGAACCAGAGGGTGTAATTTCTTGCTTTGATAGTGCAACTGATATTTCACAGTTATCACAATCTGAAATTGTTATTGCTCAATTGCTTGAAGATCAAATCTTGCAAACGTACGACAATATCAATAGTCAGATTCACCTTTTAAATGAATTGGGTAATGCTCAGGGTTTAGTTGGTGAATTATCAGAAGTAGTTGATAAGCAAAAACGCGTACAACAACTTAGAGAAGAACGCAAAAAAGAACTCTATACGGGAATGATAAATCCTGTGATGAGCTTTGATTCGGTTCAACAACAAGCTGAACAAATTTTGCAGTCCATGGATCAGCCAAGCATAAAAGAGAAAGCTAAAAAGCCGAAAAAGTCTTTTGGCAGTATCTTTAGTGTATGGGGGTAATAATGAATTACCCCAATGATTCGCTTAAAAGCATTCAAAACGCTTGGTATAAGCAGCTTGTCAATTTTCGTGCTTGGTATATGCCTGAGACACAATTAACAGCTGACTGGAAATTGAGAGCTATTGGCAATGCTATAAAAGCATGTCCCTCACGGATGATGGACGATTCAGAAGCAATGCTATCTGAATACAGAAAAAGCCAAAAGCATGATGATGTATCGAAAGTGCTTTTACCCGTAATGCTCACTGCAACAGCGTTAACAGATCAACCCCCTGATGTTAATCAATTACTTCCAGTACCAGATTTTGTTGAAACGGTAATTGAGGAGAGGCGGGGAAAAGTAAGTCTGGTGCCAACAACTATACGTGCTCAAATCGCATTCTTTGCCACCAATCCCAACGATCTACGTTCAGTCATTGGGCAATTTTGCGCGTACATGTCTAGCAATGATAACCGTCGTTTTAATGTGCCATTTCAGCAATGGAATGATCATGTAGTTAATTCAACATTCACTGTTTTTGAAAATGAACTTTTTCCATCACCAGTCCCAAGCGAAGCAATCAATCTTTCTATCTCAACTGTAGATATTCAGCTTGTGGGTTATACACCTAACGTCATCGGTTTCGGTGGTCCTTTCGACCAAAACACAGGTAATGGCTATGAACCTGACGGCTCAGCAACGGAACAGCCAGCAATCAACGACAAAGTTGTAGTGCAAGCTGATCAGTACACATCACTCGATCACCAGCGTGTGAAGGGTGATAGAGAAACAGGTGAAATAACAGTTGAGCGTATAGATGACTGACTTAATCGATAAGGCACAAGAAAGTGCTGATTATTTATTGCAGCAAGAAATTGCAAATCGATGCCGTTTTGACGGCGAATCTGAAAAAGAATGTGTTGAATGTGGTGAAGAAATACCAGAGCGCCGCCGTGCTTTAGGTGGCGTGAAATTCTGCATTGAATGCCAAACCAAGTTAGAACGCAAACGGCGATAGGGATACAAGTAATGTCTGGAATTATTCGTATAGACAGCCGTGTTGCTGGGTTTTCTGATCAACCAATTCGTCTCATTGGAGCCGCATTTGCAGATACTGGTGAGCTTGTTATTCAAAAAACAGCCGTTTATTCAAATTTACCTGTACCAAGTGATTTAAGAGATCAAACGGTTGTTGTTACTGACTCACCTGACCAAGTACAGAACTGGCAATTAAGTTTCAATGCTAAAGAGCATTTAGAAGAAGTGATTTCAATTTACCAAGCTCGTTACAGAGCAAAGTTAATTGAAATAGAGCCTAAGCTAAACCAGTACAACCCTAAGAACGTACTTGAAATCCGTAAGGTCGATAAAAACGGCCTTCAGCAGGAATTTGATAGCAGCAGCTTAAACAACGGCCACATTGCAATCCTGTTAGCAGTTTGGGCTAGTACAAAAATTGCTAATGGCTTTTCGATTACTGAAGGGAATCAGTTTGAAGAAGATGCTGTAGATCCAACAATGCTTCCTTTTTCAATCTTTTAGTTAATGGTGTTTTTACGGTATGGCTTTGGCACCATTAAAAGAAATTCCCGAATGGTGGGAACTTTGTGAGCGTTATCGATACGACATCTATGCTTTCGCCGTAGAAGCATTAGGTGTCGAACCCACATGGCAACAAGAATTACTTTTTGAATCTATTGCATTTGATGGTAGTCGTACATCCGTAGCTTCAGGTCACGGTTGTTTTGGTAAAGGGACATTAATCAAATTAGCCAATGGGGAATTTATCCCAGTTGAGCGGATTAATTTAAATCACAAGATCCTTGCTGCAGATGGTAAAACAGAACTAGAGGTAATTAAAACAGTAACCGGTTATCAAGAAATGTACCGGTTTGAATATGAGAATGCTAAAGCTCATACCTTCAATAAATCCCACATCCTTTGCTTAATAGCCTTATACGATGGTAACGGCTGGTCCAAGGGCGACAAGATTGAATTACTTGTTTCTCAATACCTGAACTTAAAGCCAGAAAATAGAGAACAATTTGCATCTTATAGGCTTATAGATGGTGAACATAAGCCTTTAAAAATCACATCGGTTGCCGAGCTTGGTGAAGGCAAATATTACGGTTTTGTACTCGATCCAGATCCATTTTTCTTAGGTGAAGATGACTTAGTACTACACAACACTGGTAAAACGGCCAGTGCTGGTATTGTTGCCTTATGGCATCTCTTGTTTTTTGATGAATCAATCATGATGTTTACTGCTCCGCAAATTGGGCAGTTAAAGAAACAAGTCTGGAAAGAAATTAGTATCAATCTAGCACGATTAAAGCAAGGCCCTTTGGCTTGGCTTGCTGATTATGTTGGGTACCAGTCTGAACTCGTTTACATCAAAGGCTACAAAGAAAAATGGTATGTCTTTGCTAAGACAGCACCTAAACATCAACCCACGAACTTAGCTGGTAACCACGGCGACAACTATATGGTCTGGGTCGATGAGGCCAGCGGTGTAGATGATGCTGTACTTGATGTAGCGTTTGGTGCACTAACTCACGAAGACAACCGTGCTGTAATGACGTCGCAACCTACCCGTAATGCGGGTATGTTCTATGAGACTCATCACAAGTTAAGTCATCGAGCTGGTGGTGTTTGGATTGCTCTAACATTTAACGGGGAAGAGTCACCACTTGTTAGTAAGCAATCTTTAGAAGAACAACGGCAAAAGTATGGAAGCCGGGAAGATGCTCAGTACAAGATCCGTGTTCTAGGTGAATTCCCAGACTTATCTGATGAGTTCTTAATTACTAAACGTCAAACAGAAGAAATGTATGTTGGCGCGAGGATTTTTGAGGATCATCAATTTGGTTATGTCATTACGGTAGACGTTGGTGGTGGTGTTGGCCGAGACGATTCTGTAATTGTTGTTTCTAAAGTTTGGGGTGAATCCCAATGGGGAGAACGTGCACGCCGTGTAGAGGTTGTAGATATACCTTTGTGCAAAAACAGAGATGATATCTTAGAACTATTCGCAAAGATTAATGAGCTACTTTTACAGTATCCAAATGCTAACTTGGTAGTAGATGACAACGGGGCAGGTAAAGGTTTAGGTCAGTATCTTAAAAAGCAAGGTATTTTCTACGTTCCTGTTTATTGGGGCTCACAATGTTTTAGTAATGACAATAGAAAAGAGTTTACGAATAAACGTTCGTTAGCTTATGTGGGCTTAGCTCGAGCAATCGCTAGTGGTCGTTTTAAAATGAAAACGAAGAAACACAACGTGAAAATTAAAGACCAATTAATTCACGTTCCATACCGTTTTGATGACTTTGCACGTTACAAAATCTTGAGTAAAGATGAAATGAAACGGATGGGAATTAAGTCGCCCGATTTGGGTGATGCTTTTGCCTTCTTATTCTTAGAAAACGTTCACTACACTGAAGCTTACGAAACTGTAAATGTCACTGACGATACACCAGAAGGCCGTGAACAAGCTGAACGTAAGTCAAGATTCAGTGCTTTAAGAGAAGCAGCCGAAAAAGAAAATGATTAGTTTTGTGGAACTGCCCCCCACAGATCCTTTTTGCCGTAACTACCATAGATCAATAAATCATATGGGTGGGTTATGGCTATTAATTTCTTTTTAACTGACGCAGGTCGTAATGCTTTAAATAAAGTAGGCGATGTTGCTAGCTTTGGTGGGGAGCTTACTCATCTTGCTGTTGGTACCGGCAAATTTGATGCATCAGTTGAAGCGAAAAACCTAACTTCGCTTAAAAATGAATTAGCCAGATTTTCTCTTAATGGTGGTGGTGTAGATACAGAGACTGGTACTTTGCGTTTTGTGATGAGTATTGAGCCAACTTTAACAATGGAAGTGTTTGAGATGGGTATTTACCTATCAGATGGTACTTTACTTGCGGTGGCCTCAACTACAGAAGCTCAATCCATCATGTCTTTACATGCAAACGTAGTAGCCATTGTTACATTTGGATTTGTTCTAACTGACGTTAATTTAAAAAACGTAACTATCAAGATTGATCCAAACACACCAATTGCTGTGATGTTGATGAATCAGCATAGTGCAGATGAAGACCCACACCCACAATACGGTGCGTTAATTCGTAAACTCATGACTGAACATAATCAGCATGAGGATCCGCACCCCCAATATGCATTTGAAAAAGATGTAAAAGCCAAAGATGATGATTTACAACATCAGATTGATGATCTAGATCTTAGTTCCAAAAACATGTTACAGCAGTTAATCGATTTCAAGAAAACCTTAGATGCTCAATATCCAAAATTGATTGGCGCAGGTGTAAATATTGGTAGCTCAGCAACAATTGAATTAGGTGGCAAAGTTACTGATTTACGTGATTCAAAGTATGCAATCTATTTAACACCAGAAAGCTCACATGAAGCATGGCAGCTTACCCGTGCTGAAAAGGGTTTTTCATATGAAGTTTGGGACCGCTCAGGTCAAAACCGGATAGGGTATTCTGGTACTGTGAATTGGTCAGTTGTTCAGGTAGCTGCAGAAACATTAAACGATGGAAACGGCGATTACACAGTACCAGGTGTTTATATCATTCCAATTCAACCAAAAGAACAAAAAGAATTCATTTTGGTTGGTGCTGGTGGTGCTGGTGGTGGCAGTGTCTGGGAGTTAGGAGCATTGGCACATGGGACCAGTGGTACAGATACACGCTTACGTTTAAATGAACTTGATTTGGCGGTTGTTGGCGGCGGTAAGGGCGGTACCAGTGGTCAGTGGTCGAATGGTAGTGCTTTCTCAAATGGTGCAGGTGGTTTAGCAGGTGTAATCACTGTGACTTCAAGCATTACCGAAATTTCACGAAAGATTGGTAACGCTGGTACAGCTGCAAACCAAACTAACCACAAAGGCGGCGCATCAGTAAGTCCAGTATCAAATTGGGGTGCTGGTGGTGATGGTGCTAATGGTGTAGGAGATGATGGCTGGGCACTTGGTGGGGGTGGTGCAAGTGGTGGATTACTCATTTGTCGATATGCGAATTCAACCGAAAAAACTCAGTACATGACTTTAGTTGTTGGCGAAGCTGGTCACACTACTGAAAGTAATGGCAACAGCGGTAAAGCCGGTATTGGTGGCTTTGCTCGTGTAAGTACTGTTAAAGCTTAAATAGGTGAAACAGTATGAGAAATGACTATCGAAATGCCATCAGAGATTTAATTCACCGATATCTTCAACAGAATAATATTCAGAACTTGATTGTATGGGAGATTAAAGAGGATGAATCGCAAGATCCATCATTGTTGAGTTTGAAATTATATGGTTCAAGAAATCATATTGATGCAGTACTTGTGGCTTGTGGGGCAAATGGTGTTTGGGAAAAGTTACCTCTACAAAAAGTAGCATTTCCACGCCTAGTTGATCTTTTAAGACTTCAAAAAGAATACTTGCAGGATAATTAATATGTCAGCATTTAAGCCAGATGACTTACGCCGTGCTCAGATGCAATTAAACCAATCTTTGCAAAATGGTGGAGTTCGTAGAGATCAACAAAGTCGCCAACGAGCAGATCGAGAACAGCGGGCATTTGCAGAAAAAGAAATTGAATATGATGATTGGGGACGAAAGATCCCTAAGCCTATGTTCTTGCGACCACAAGATATTGCCCAAGGGGAAAAATATGATGTCGAACGAGTTCTTTTTACTACGTTAGGTCAGCGAAATGGGGAAGTGCCACGGCGTATTACCCGTGATGATATCTTGGCATTTCAGGAAAACATTCAGTTATTAAAAGATCAGTATAGTAAGGGTATTACCCCTCAAAACATCATTAATTTAAGCCGACAAGACGATATTGACCGTGCAAATGAGCAAATATATTTGGCGGTACCAGTCAGCAGAAAAGCTGGATTAGTGCACTTTCTTACTAATGCCGGCCCAAATAGTAAAGTTTTAAATCATCACGTTGAGATTGAGTTTTCAAACTTTAAATCTGTCGTATTTGATATCGACAAGCAGGCATTAACCACGGTTAAAAACCGCTTGGCTAAAGGCAAAATCAAATTTCAGTGTGATTGCGAACGTCATACGTTCTGGTACCGCTATATGGCAACTATTGGCGGTTACAATTTAGGACGTGATGAGGGCGGCTTTCCGAAGATACGTAACCCGCATTTATCAGGTGTGGCATGTAAGCATGTATTGCGCGTTGTTAAGTGGATTAGTTCACCATCTGGGATTGCCTACCTTAAAAAGGAAGTAGAGAAAGACCGTAAAAAACAAGTAGGTGCACGGTATAAACAAACAGATAAGCAAATACAGAATTCAATTAACGAGCAAGTAAAGGATTTGATGAATGGTTCTGTTAAGCCAATCAAAGCCAATATCCAAAAAGCAGAAAAAGAAATGATGCGTAGAGCTGATAAAGTTGCCAAAAAGCTCTTAGAACGCGAATTAAAAACCCTCAAACGTTTTGAAGTGGAAACTGTTAGAGCGAGTCAAATTGAAAGAATTCAAGCCTTACATAAATCAGGCGCAATCGACAATGACATGTTAAATGTCTTTATGAAGGGTTTAAGTCGAAATGCTAAATAGATCAGTAAATCAAGTTGCAAATGGACGCCGTTTAGCAGCTAGACGTGTTGTGATGAATGCTCTAGCAAGTATTCCAGCGCAAATTTGGCGAAAAGAAGTAATTTTCAATAATCCGGCTGAAGATTCAAAACCTTTAGATCCTCTTTCTTTTGAAGCGAACACTTTATCGATTCAAGACGAACCCAACTATAAGTACGAATATAAGGGCGCTGCTTATGTTCATTTCGATAAATTTAATGGTGGTTATATTCAAAAGAACTTCTCAATGAATAACCCCTCGGATTTGGTGCTAACTGCTCAAGTAGAGCCATTTAATGATGAGTTGGAAGATGTTTTGGAAAGGATAATCAACATTCCCGACTTGATTCTTAAAGAAGGGGATCTATTAGGTTTAATGATTTATGAAAATCTAATGTTGTGGTTTGAGATTGTGAATATTACTGGTTTTAGCCTCATGGCAGATTTTGGCAGTAAGTATGTTTTAAACCGTAGAGATGATTTGTTTATTTCACCTATAGGTGATGGAGAAACTAAATGAGCTATTTAATATTCAATGAAAAAGGTAAAAAGACAGGTGACATTGAAATAGCTGAACAATGTACTTCAGCAATTTTCAATTACCAGGTAATTGGGAACGGGGCAGAAGTAGAGTTTTTTGGAAGCAATGTTCCATATGCAGATCCGCAAAACGATTCTCACTGGGTGTCTATTCTTACATTAACAGCTGCTGCCCCCGACACTGAACCGTTTAGACAGCATTGCTGGGATAAGCTCCGTTATAAAGTGAAAGCAGGTGATAATGTGGAGATTTATGTTTCGAGTGGTGTAAGCGGATAGCTATATAAATAAAGGGCTGAGATGGTCCTTTAGCTACATTTTCTTTGTCCTCAATTTTGGGGACTTTTTTATGTTTGGAACCGACCAACTTTAGTAAAAATACGCCATGTCAGACTTTATGCATCTTACATAGAAAGCCAAAGGCTGGTTTAAAATGACTGTGTTAACAAAAGAAATTCGTAAAAATTATGATGCTCAACAACTAGCAACTGTTCAGTGCCGAAATTACTATTTCAAAAGTCCTGAAGAGCTTGAAAATGGGTTTGACAGTGCGCAAACAGCGGCAGAAGAGTACCCAGAAGTATTAAAAGAAATTTTTGATTCAATCGGCATGGAGTATGCACCAGAGATTGATAAAGCTGTGATGTTTGGGGTATCACAATATCAATCACGTCATGGGGGCGAATTACCGCATCCTTCAATCATTGCCGCTGCGTTAACTGCTGGTTTAAGTGGCGCAAAACAAGCAGCTGCTTTGCCTGCTGAGACCCTTAGCTATTATGACAGTATTAATGAATCTGGTTTTGATGATGTAAATCACCAACATCATGAATCTGTAAGCATCGTTCCTGCAATTACAGTTGCTACTATCGCCAACGTTATCGCTTATGCAACACCTATCGTTGCAATGGTTCCCAACTCGAATGGTTCAAATGAAGTACCGATTGTATCTATTCGCTTTATCACCAACCGTGATTTTGGTGCAATGAAGAAATCAGAATACTTAGATGGTGCAAATGCTTCTAAGCCTTATGTTGAAGGACGATTCCGTTTTGCATTGTCTAATGGTGGTGCAGGTACAACTTATACTGTAACTGCACGAACAGGTTATGAAGACTTCAAGGCTAAAACACCTGACGCCAAAGCGAGTTTATTGCCATTTATTGCGGGTAATGTATCTATCAAGATCAATGGTAAAGAAGTTGCGCATACTCGAAGCCGCAGTAAATCAAAATTTTCAGGCAAGATTTCTGCTATTGCTGAGAAAGACGTAGTAGTAAACGGCGTTGAATATCGTGTAATTGGTAGCGAAATTGACATTTCAGCTAGCAAAATTAGCGTGACTTTGAATGAAGCATTACCAGCTGGTGCGAAAATTGAAGTTCATCTGGTTGCGGATTTTGATGCACGGGATGGTAATGATAACTATCTATTAACCCCAGTTGGTGTTGATTTCGAACCTGAATATGAAACATTGGTTGCGTCACCAATCATGGCACGGGTTACAGCTTCAACACTATTACAATCTCAGTTAACTAACGAACTTAAGCTTGGCTTCCTGGGGCAGGCTTTAGCTATTGTTCAAGGAAAAATCTTCTTAGAACAAACTGTACGTTTATTAGGTGAAGCAAAAGATTTAGCTGAATACTCAGGTCGTGAAGTTAATTTTGATGCTTCTCGTGGTGTGACTGGTAAATTAGCAGCTGCATTTAATACTTCAGGTGACTTGTTTGCGGAAGTAAATAAATTTATTGCAGCGGCCAAATTGGATATTAACCAACGTACAGGTGGCTCTACCGTAGCATTTGACTTATATGTTGGCGATACTGGCTCAGTATTCTTTAATCAACTGTCAAGCGACAAGATGCCAGTTAAAACCGGATACACTGCTGGTTATGGTCAAATTGTCCGTATTGGTACTCTTGCAGATGGTACTAACGTTTACCACGCACCGTCAGCACAAGAGCTTGTAGCTGAAGCAGATACAGCGTTTGATATGCTTTTAGTTGGTCGTGGTAATGAGCCAATTCGTGCGCCGTTCGTTGGCTTTATTCAAACGCCTCTTTCAGTTATTGAAACTCGTCCAGATGCGCGTGAATCAGTACTTACTTTAATCGGTGCTCAAGCAGCCGAAATGAACCCGTTAGAACGTTATGCTGATCAAAGTTATGTCATCCACTGTATCAATATGCCATCCCTCAAAAATTCGTAAGTAAAACAAATAAGGGCGCATTTCGATGCGCCTTTTTACCCTATTTATTGAAAGGATAATCTCATGGCTGCAGCAACACAAAACACTGACGAAACTTTAGCTTCAACTGACGAACAAGCTATTACTAAATCAAAAAATACACGTAGTAAAACAAATAAAACTACAGAAACACAGAACCCTCAATCTGATGAGAACAATTCTTCAGATCAAGGTGATTTGTTAAATAGCCAAGGTCCTGAAAACGGCGCATCTCAAGATGAAGGTAATAAACCTACTGATTTGAAAAATGGCGATTCAGATAATGAAGATTCCAGTACTAAAGATAATGGAAACTCAACTGAATCATCAAATGACTCTGTCACACCTTTAAAAGATCTTGATTCCAAAATTTTTTGGAATGTTGATGAGTTAGGGTATGTAGCAAATAAAACTAAAGAAACTGATAATCCTAAAGCCGAACATCAAATTGTGGAAAATCTTTCTGGTTCTACCATTAGTAATATAGATCCTCTAGTTATTAATGTGACTAATAACGGTTTTTCAACTGTTTTAGAACCGTTATCACGTATTTCTATTGGGGCAGGTCAAACACAAAAAATTAAGTGCCATAACCAAACATTTAAGCATCAAGTTCTTGAAAACTTACGTCAGTTGAAGGGTCTTGGTAAGAATCTAATTGTTGAGTAACAAGATGACTATTTTCATTATTGATGGCACGAACCCAATTATGGATGCTGTAGGTGATCAACCAACAGAACGAAGTATTACACTTCAAAATAAAGGTTTAAGTGACATTACCGAACCATTTACACAAGTTTTAGTACAAGCTGGTCAAAAGGTTACATTCACTTTGATCGGTGACGAAGCTCATAAACAATTGCTAGATAACTTAGATCAAATTAATGGCTTGAAAGGTAATGTACTTCAGATTGTACCTACTGAGGCAGAAGAGCCTACAGTGCCTGCTAGCGGATTATAAAATTTAGGAAAAGAAAAACCACTTTCGAGTGGTTTTTTTTCATTGGAACTAGCCAGAAAATCAAAAAAGCCAACGGCTCAAAATACTTAAAACAAATAGCCTTGGGCGTGTAATGTAATGAATATACTTGCTCTATCAAGTACAGGTGAGCTATCCCTTGTAGCAGGGGACAGTCCATCACTCAAATTAGAATTTGATACATACAGTTATCTTGCAAGTGCAGAAATCAATGTGGCCTTTTTTGCGAAAGTTTCAAGCCCACGTGGACCTGCAGATATTTCTATGCGTTTAGAAATACGTGATGCGGTAACTGGTGACCAAATTGTTACTGTTCAGGGATTAGTAGATGGAGACATTGAAAATTCCGCTTCTATTGTCGCTGTAGCTGATGCGAAAGAATATTTCGAGCGATTTGATTTATCGTTAGGTATTGATGCGTTACAAGCAATTCTCAAATCTAATGCTTATAACGAATCAAATAGCTTAGGTCGTGCATCAAAAACGTTGGCATTGGAAGACGAATCGTTACCGTCATTTAATCCAGATGAACTATATAAAATTCTGACAAGCCAATTAAGCACACCAGCATATCTGACTTTACCAAATCCTCATGATTTACCAATTTATGTTGCGGCTCAACGTGCAGCTACAAAATTACGTATTCCTTTGGATGCTGAAATCAACCCAACTTTTACAGCTGAGCAAGCAGCTCAATTTGCGACAAGCGTAGATGCTCAATCACAGTTTGTTCAATTCATTTGGAGCCCGAACCTTTGCCGCCCATCTGATGCTGTCACGCTAAGAGGTCGTAAGGTACCAGCTTATTATTTGGGCCATTACATCGGCGATAAATTATTACGTAATGCAAAGTTAAATAAACAAGGCTTTGCGCCGTTAAAAAATGCAGTAGCTTGGAAAGATTATCCCTTTACAGCAAAAAACTTAAGCCAGATGCCGAATATTGATCTTGAAGATGAACAGACACAAGAAATGTTGGCTAAGGCTAAAGTAAATGTAGTTCGCCCAGTTAAGTTTGAAACTACATTATTTGTATTAAGTGATGTGCTTACCCAATACCAAAGCAAAAATAGTGCTTTGCGTTTAGTTCCGGCCGCGGAGATTTCGGCTCGAGTTACGAATAAATGTATCGAGATCCTACGGACTTATATGTTCCAAGCTACACCGGACTATATCAAAAAAGCTGGTGATGACATCCAAGAGTTTTTAGAAGGTGCTTCTAGTGAAACAACCGGTTGGTTGCAACCGGCTGAAGATCTAGGGGGTAAACCTTTTGAGTTCAGTTTAATACCTGACAAAGACTATCCATATGAGCGTGTACGACTCTATTTAGCCCATGGAGTTGTTGGTACAACTCGTGCCGCAATTTTTGATGACGACGTTTTAGTTAAATAATTTTATTAAGGATCTATCAAGATGAATCCATTTGGCCCCACTACTGAAAAACCATTAACTTTACGTGCTTTTGATTCAGCAGCGGAGAATATTTCTACCGTTGTAAGTAAGGTTTCAAGTACTGATCGAGAACAGCAATCTGTGATTGAACAAGTACGACAAATTGCTCTGAACATTCTATCCGATACGGTAGATACAATCAGTGAAGGTAAGCTTGAAGAAGGTGAACTGGGCGTTGATCATTTAGATGCATTAATTGTCGATGCCTTAGATGGTGCAGATGATGAAGAAGGCATCTTTGAAAGCGCTTTAATGGCATCTCTGTCCGATGCTTTCTTAACATTCGGCGTTGACACTTCTGATATTGAAGAGATCTTTAGTGATGATACAGAAGTTGCTGACGCGGCGTTAGAAGCAGCAGCCAATACAGTTCTTGCTAATATGCCAGACGATGGCCCAGAACTTGAAGAACTCGTTCGAGAGTTTATTTTCGGTGAAGCGGATGAAACTGAAGAAGGTTTTGATTCAATGGCTAAAAAAATTAAAGCTCGAAATGGAGCATTTAGCCAACGGAAAGTAAATGGACGAAAAATTCACTACCGTGGTGTGTTGGCTATTCGTCAAGGTGTCAAAACCGTTGTGAATAAACGATTACCTGGTCAAAAGGTCCGTTTAACTGCAGCACAAAAAGCTGGTATGAAAAAAGCTCGACTTCATGCTTTTACTGCGAATGCAATCAACAAGCGTTTACGTTCATTCAAAAAAGGTAAACGCTTAGGTATTTACTAATTACTCATAGGTAAGGTCATTTTTTGGCTTTACCTATCATCCATTCAAATAAGGAAATAAGCATGAATACAACTCAAATCTTAGGTGAAGCGCCAGGTATTCAATATCAGAAAAAAACTGATAAAACTGAAACAAAAACAAATCAATCATTAACTGACACGATTATCATTGGCCGTTTTATGCGTGGGCGTTTTGATGCACCTATGACGATCCATAAAGGAAATATTCGCGGTGAACTCGGTTATGAACCAAATAACTCTGATTATCGATGTGTCCAAGATACCCTTGAACGTGGTGTGCCTTCAGTACAAGTTCTGCGGGTACCGCCGAATATTGGATAAAAAGAAATAAACAAAGCTACCTTTAAGGTGGCTTTTTTAATGGAACCAAACAACTTTGAAAGGGTTTTAACCTTTTACTCTTGATGCATATAAAAGCTATAGAGCATCAAGATCATGCAACAATCTAACCCGATTTTACTTAACCAGCTTAAACAAGATTATATTGCCTTACAGCAACTTGGGTCCCCCTTATTAGCGTGTCAAGGAATGTTTGTACCTCGTGGCATGGAAGACCTTCGCTTTTTATTTAAAAGTTGCCCACGGCCGATTGTGAGTAATGAAGATCCAGCAGAAGTTCAATATGCGGGTGGTTTTACTGGAATTGTTGCTGGTCCACCGAAAACCCATTACACAGGCAACCTTCAAATCCTAGTAACTGAAGCTGGTCATGATCAACTATTAGCTGAATATGTCGTAGCTAGTGGTGGAATCATCCATGGTGATTACTACGATGGCCGATTAGGAAGTTTTACCCGCTCATATGCACTTGAAAACTGTGCTATTCGTTTTGAATCAGCTGAATACGATTCTGATAGCCGATCACAAGTAATGACAGTTTCTTGCCCAATTGATTACAACTACTTTGGTAGTTTCGCAAACATTGGTACCAACGGTAGTATTCAGCCGGGTAAAAAAGAAATTGATGGTACAGCTGAGCTTGTTAATCGAGTTCAGCAAGTGATCAATACTGCTCAACAAGCAACTAATCTTGCAAATGCTGTGCAAGGCGTTGGTCGTCAACTGGGCAATCTATTTGGGTAATGGCTATGAAGTTATTACCTGAATCAGAAGGGTATGCTGTAGTTGCTGGTTCTATCCAGCAACTTTCGGAAGAACTCTATAAAGAATATCAATTAACTGGTTACTCAATTTTGCTTGAGGATATCGTTAAGGCATTTATTGAAGAGACAAAATCTTATGCGGGTTGGGCGACATTAGATTGTCAAACTAAGGCAATTACCAGTATTGAACTGAATGAATCCATAGAACTTAATGGGGATGAGTATGTAATCATTTTGCCTTTAGTAAAAGCGCAATGTGATCTTTTGCAAGCTCGATTAGTTGAAGCTACCCGTGGGCTAGGTGTCGAAAGTTACGGGCTTTCAGTCTCAGAAGCTCAGCAAAACTATAATGAGAAGAAAGAAGCTTTACCAAAACTTGCATTTTTAATGGTCCCTAAGAGTTTTAATATGGGGAACCGTTAATGCAAATTACCATTGTGTCTGCGGGTAAAGTTATTCCAGCATCTGAGCTCATTAGTGCAACTTTAAGAACTGATCTCGTACCAATTCCAGCATCCATTGAGTTTACAGTTCAATCAACAGCAGAATTAGACTCCCTTTTGAAAGAAGGGGAGCAGTTAACTGTAAACGATATTTCTCATCCATTTGAATTAATCAAAGTTACTCCTCTAAAAACTCAAACTATTAAACAAGATCGCCGTGTAGGTGGTATCTCATGTATTGGCATTTTGGCTGGCTGTAAAAGACTTATCGAAAATTCAAAGCAAGCTGTTATTAGTAATGAAACCTCCTTTAATTCAGTGATAAGAGCTTGTGGAGCAACTATCAGTCTAGGTGGTGATTTACCTTTGCCAAAATTCGTATGCCTAAAGGGAAGCTTGCCTACACAACGTTTGGCTCATTATCTGCAGCAAGAAGCGGCAGTCATTTGTTTTCAAAACAATAAGATGTCAGCTCAAAAAATTGATTCTTTTTTCAAAAAGGAACCAGTCACAAAACTAGATCCTAGCAGTGTCGTTTGGATATCCAGTAAACCTTTGGAACTGATGCAAAAATCATCTTTCGTGACCGTGGAGAATAACGGTTCAACGGTTGTTGGTGATGACTCAATAACCCCAGGCCACACTGTTACGCAAAGAGCTGGTTTAGATGCCCGACAAGTTAAAAACTTAGAAAAAGTTTTGATCTTGCGGGGAACCATAATCAGGCCGCTAAATTTGAATTGGAATGCGGGCGATATATTCGAAATTGATAGTAAGAAGTATGTCGTTTTAACAGCTGCACATCATATAGATACAGGCGCAATCGGGGGATCAATGGGGACTTCATCAAAGTTCTGGATTGCTAATTTGTAGGTCAAATATATGAATGGTTATAAACGTGCAAAGATTTTAAGTTACAACGCAAAAGGTCGTACTGCACAAGTACACATTCATGGTTTAACTGATGGCGCGAGTGAAGGCATTACGGCAACTTTTGCCTATCCAGTCGGTGATAGTGATTTAGATACAGAAATACAAATTGTGGATGGGGAAGACGTCTATGTCTTCTTTGAAAACGGCAATGAAGAACGTCCAGTAATCCATAGTTATGTTAGTCACGGAGACGGCGCAATTGTAGGTGTGCGCCGTATTCGACAAGACAATATTGAATTTATCTCTAAAGAAAATTTAAAAGTAGATTCTGGCACAACTGTATCTATTAAAACGCCGTTGATGAATGTGCAAGCTAATACACAACAAACTGGTAATAGCACATTAACGGGAAATAGCACTGTAGTAGGTAATACTTCAGTAGCAGGTAATAGTTCTGTTGCAGGCAGTATGGCCGTAGGCACAACGCTTACGGTTGCAGGTGTGCCTATTGACCCTAAAGCTATTGAGGGGGCATTTAAAGACGCTCTTGATAAGTTAGAGAGTTTAAAAGAAGACTTAAAAGAACAAGGCGAAAAAATTGATGAAAACAAAGATCAGATAAGCCAAGAAATTGATGAAAAAATAAAAGAAGTAGAGGAGTTAATTGATAATATTAAAGATTCTGAAGCCTATAAATTGCTTGAAGAAGGTATTAATCATATTGATGAAGAAGTGCAAAAAATTCATGACCAAGTAAAAGAAGTAGGTCAGATTGCACAAAATAAAGTTGATGAAATTCGGGCTTATATTGATCAAGAAATTGTCGATACAAAACAGATTGTTGAGCAGCATGTCAGTGATGCAAACATTCGTTTGGATGAAGCCAATCAACGTATTGATCAATCAATTCAAGCGAATGAAGCGCTGGTGGCAGATGCTCAACAACGTGCTATTCGTGCTGAGAAAGAACTTGATGACAAAATTGGTTTCATCAAGAGAGAAACGGATTCTATTATTGCTGATGTTAGAAGTGATGCAGATGAAATTCGTATAGTTGCTGAAAATGCGAAAAAAATTGCAGATCAAGAAGTTTTAGACCGTAAAAAACAAGCAGCTGACACTCTAATTGTTATTGATCAAACTAAGGCCGCTTTAAAACAAGATATTGATCAAAACTTAGTTAAAGCTGGTCAAATGATTGATGATGCTAAATTAGCATTGGGTGAAGAAACAAATACTCTCATTAATCAAAAAATTGAACCAATAGTAAGCCAAACTGAAGCTGCAGTTAAGAAAGTAGATCAAGTAGCTGCACAATATGTTGAACTTGATAAGAAAGTTGATTCTGGCTTTCTGGCTGAAGCTGAAGCACGTGCAAATGATAAAGAGGCTTTAACTCAAAGTTTTGAGCTTAAGTTTGCTGAAATGCAAAACGAATTGGGTAAATCAAACGCCTTAATTTCAGAAGAATCTAAAACTCGTGCAGCTCAAGACAAAGCAATTACTGAACAAATTAGTATTGCTCAATCTCAAATTGGTGATAACAAAGCTGCCATTAATAGTGTTGAACGAACTGTAGTTGACCTTACCAAATCTGTGGCTGAAAAAACTGATCAAATACAAGCCAGTTTAGACACCACAAATGCAAGTTTATTAAGTGCGAATGAGTTAGCGCGGATGCAATCACTTGGTAAACCTTTACGTGATGATCCGACGTTTCTATCGGGGAATGGGGGATTAAGTGCCTATGCGGTACCAGCAGGCTCAACACTAACTCGACAAGCCAAATCAACGGATAACCCCGTAAATAGTACCCATGAGATGCTTTTAAGATCTACAGCATCTTTAGGTGGTGGCTGGTATCCAACTGTTCCTACACTTGTAGCTGCGCCTAATAAAACGTTTTTAATAAAACAAATTATTAAAATGCCAAAAGGGACATATTTATTACCTGTTGGCAATGCTACAGGTACTGGTTATTTACGAGTACTTGGAAATAAAGAAGGTACAGGCAAGTTTGAGGTTTATTACTCTGTTGTTCAGTGTGGCTATGATGCACCAGCAGCTATTCATGGGCATTTTCGTGTTTTAGCTGGCACTAATCCACCTTTACCAAGCACTTCAAGCCCAGTTGATGTAATCCTTGCTGATTATGAGGTCTGGGACATTACAGCACTAAATGACACCATTCCGAAAGCATGGCGTGATCAAATTACTGGTAATGCCTCATATATCGAAAAGGTTGAATCATCTGTAAAACTTGTTGATGAGAAACTTGTTTCAGAAGCAAAAAAACTTGAAGAACTAAAGACTGACTATAATTCAAATAAGACTAAAACAACGTCTGATTTAGCGACAATTACTCAGTCAGTTTCTGATGGAGATAAAGCCTTATCATTACGTATCGACCAAACGAAAGCAGCTCTGGAAGAAGCAGATCGTCTGTCTAATTCAAATATTCTAGAAGTAACTGAGTCACTAGCTGAATTTGAACAGTCTACCACGACAAAATTTACAGAACTTGATACAAGTATCTCGAAGGAAAATTTGAAGGTACAAGGTCAGATTGTAGATGTCCAAAAAAGTGTATCTACCTTAGAAAGTAATACAAACACTAAAATATCTGGCCTTTCTTCTTCACTTAAAACTACTGATGATATTGCTAAACTGGCTTTCGATAATGCAGCCGAAGCGCAGCAAACTGGTACAACAGCGGTAAAAGCTACTGAAGCACTTTCTCAAAATTTATTAAGTCTCAAGTCTCAAACTCAAGTAACTACTGGTGTGAGGGCAGTAGTAACAGCAAAAGGAATTGATGACTGGTCAACTTGGCGAACTACAGGTGAAGCTAAAGTACTTCAAGATTCTGATGCATTTGGCGGTTATATTCTTGAGCTTGGTAATAATGCTGGCAATGATGAAGCTTGGGTTCATTGGAAAGAATTAGTAAAAATTAATCCAGATACGCTTTATCGGGTGCGTGCACGTTTCCGTCGTGTTGCTGGTGAAAATGGAAGTATTTACTTAGGTATTGCATGTAAAACAGCAGATCAAATTAAGTATGTAACAACTACAAATAATCTTGCTGCAGACATGGGCTCATCAAATTACTTGTTGTCTGCAATTAAACCAAATTTAGGTGAATGGCAAGAAGTGGTACTTTACCTGAAAGGAAAATCTACAGGTGCAGCTACGGGACTTGGAACAATTGATAATCCGCGTACTTTCCCAGCACAAGCTGAATTTTATGCCCCAATGTTTATTGGTAACTATGCAGCTCAACCAGGTATAAGTCAGCTTAACTACATTATCGTTGAAGATAACAACTCTTTAGCTTCAGCAAATGATGCAACAGCAACTGCAAATGATTTATTCAAAACTGCTACTAATAGAACTGAGGCTGAAGCAGAACGGACCAGTAAGCTTGAATCAAGAATGCAGAATGCTGAAACAGGTATTCAGAGCAACGCTCAAGCATTATTGAAAACAGCTACAAAAAGTGATCTTGATAGCGCCATGGGACGTGTGGCTACTGATATCACAGCTGCAGTAGATAATATTAAAATAGGTGGGGTTAATGCGGTAGTTAATTCAGAAGCGCCAAGAAGCTCAACAGCATCAACTAGTCGTGAATACTTAATGTATGAACGAAGTAAAGAGCTCAAAGCTTTTTATGACGAAAATTTAGATAAGCCGGTTACTATTTCTTTTGACGTGAGTGTGCCCGTTGCTGGAACAGTACAGGTTTACTCTTCAAATGGATCTGCTCATTACTTTACAACTTCAGTTACTGTAACAAAAGCAAATGAGTTTCAAAGATTTGCAGTTACAGTATCCCCTAAAGTACATACAGGAAGTACTACCGAATCTACAATTGAGTTTTATGGAACATATGGTTCTGGTCGAATTCCAACGATTCAAAAATTACAGATCGAAGCAGGCAATAAGGCTACTGCATGGAGCCCAAGCCCACGTGATACTCAAAGCTCTTTAAATGCTAATGCGGAAGCAATTAAAGTCACTCAAGCTGAAGTGAAGAAGAATGGCGATACTTTATCTTCTCAAAGTATAGATATTTCTAAGCTTAGAAATGATCTAACTTTGACTAACACTGAAATAGGGAAAAAAGCCTCAAGCGAAGCACTTGAAACAACGAATTCAAAAGTAACAGAACAAGCTGGACAGATTAAAGCAGTTACTGAACAATCAAATACCTTATCAGCAAATCTTAACAAGTCTGCACCAGCTGGCACGAATTTGTTAATCAACTCTAATGTAGTAGGAACTTACAATGGAGTTTCATATCCTCATCTACGCTATAAAATGGGGGAAGACTGGGAAGTAGGAGCAAAATACACACTTCTTTGGTGTGCTGAGCATACTCGAGGTGCTGGTGATACAAACTCTAATTTAACTGTATATGCTGGTGGCGGAAGTCAGTGGGTTCAAGCTTGCCCTGCAGGTGCAGGTAAAGTAATTAATAAAGTTACTTTTACAAAAAGTTCTGCAGGCACAGGTAGAGAAATTCAATTCTATATGATTAATAAACCTACAGTAGACAAAAATTCTGTAGGTACTGTTTACTGGGCCGTATTGGTTAAAGAGGAATTTATAACTACTGACAGCTGGATTGCGAGTCCATATGACTTTAATGCAGCTTTTGATCAAGTATCTGCTAATCTCACTGAGTTTAAGCAAACATATGTGACTGAAAGGGATGCATTAGCACAGCGCACATCTAAGCTTGAAGTTGGTATGACAGATGTAGAGAAGAATATCTTTAACACTGCTCAAGCTCTAAATAACTACGCTACAAATGCAAAATTAGATGAAGTTACAGCTTCACAAACAAAGACGTTTAATACATCACTGACTAAATTGGATGAAGCACTGAAATCGGCAAATGACAGTGATTCATTGGCAGGCGATTATAACTGTAAGAATCCTGACATGTGGTATAGCCATTACGGTTATGACATGTCTCAGTATTTTAAAACTACGACAACTGGGAAAATTGGTAATACAGTTTTCAGAAAGGATACTTCAAATCCAGTTAACTGTTTTAATTACAATAAACAATCACTACCAAATACACGAACATATATTGTGAGTTTTGTTGTTCGTCGTAGCTCCGATTCAAACGGTCTTTGTTACATTCCAATTGGTCGTGCAAAAAATGATGGGGTATTTTCAACAGCAAATTATACTAGTGTAAGTGTTCCAATTGCTGAAATCCCAGCAAATGAAACTTGGACTCTTATTTCAAAAGTCATCAACATGACTTCAGTTGCTGATACATATCCCCAAATTCAGTTAGGTATTGCTTTAGGTCATACTGGAAATGCAGGGTGGTGGGAAGCGCAAGCATATAGAATTACACCAGTTCTAAATGAATCAGATGTAGACAGCACTATTGTTAAGTCTTCTATTCTTGTTGATTATTCAAGTAAGTCTGATACAACCAAAGCAATTTCAGCAGCTACTGAATCACTAGAAGCCAAATTCCGTCAGAAATTTGGTGATTTATGGACTAGCAGTTCAGCCACTCTTGATAGTACTCGTTACACAAAAACTGAAACGAACCAAGCGATTGCAGAGGAAAGTAAAATCATCAAAGCCGCTATTTCTACTAGCGGGGGCGATAATATTATTAAAAATGGTGATTTTTCTAAGCCTCTTGAAACTTCAAATTGGCGTCAAAATTCAGCAGTAGCAGGTAGCTTATTAGAAGTTTATAAGGACTCAAATGGGATTACTTGGGGGCATTTTAAATCAACCAATACAGCTACATATTTTAAAGGTTTTATTGAGACGATTACTTTAGCTGAAGGTCTAGAAGGGAACCAGAAATACACGTTGTCATTCAAGGCAAAATCATTGACAGCTGCACAATCACAAATACTCCTAATCATTCATCGTCGTGATGCTGCAGGTAGTAACAATCAAATTGGAACCTCTTGGAATAATATTTCTACAGATAAAGAAGTTTTATGTACTTATACATTTGATACTAATCTTGTTGATTTACAATATATTAATGTAATTTTATATGCTCAAATTGGATTTGCACCTGATTTTTTAATTCGTGAAGTACAAATTGAAAAAGGTGAGTTAGCAACTGGTTTTAGAAAAAATCCTCGTGAACTTGAAAAAGGATTAGAGGCTAATGCGACTGCAATTGAAGGTACCAAGGCAGATGTTAAAAAGAATGGTGAACAAATTGCATCCATTTCTGAAAATTATGTAACTTTAAAATCTGCGGTCGATAATAATAAATTATCTGCTGACGGTAAGTTTCAAGAAATTAACTCAACAATTAGCGACAACCAGCAAAATACAACACAGTCAATTTCGAACTTAGAGTCAAATTATAAACAACTTAATCAAGATCTTGGTCAAGTTTTCAATTATCGTGTCTACTCATGTGGTTGGAATGGCTTTTTCACAGGGATAAAAAACCTTAAAGGTGAAATCAAATCCGTAGCTTCAGCTCGCGGATTCTCAGTTCATGTTTTAGCTGCTGATGGGTCAATTGCTTCTTCAACTCGATACGATACATATGCTGCTATCGCGAATGCAACGGCGATGAGTAATGCTATCGCCGCGATTCCGAATGACACATTTGTTATTGTGACCAACTACGACAGTATCGGAGTAAATATTGCTACTGTTAAAAATGCCTTAATCTCTCTTGGGGCAAACCCATTTACAATTGATCAAATTACTGGCCGTGATGCATACATATTAGTAGGTCAAAAAGGAATTGGCTCGGGGAGAGGGATCGAATTACATTCAACACCTGATACGGGCCCAAATGGAGCCAAACAAATCATGCTTGCAGTTCAGGTCGTAAGTGGTATTCCGATTGGTTTGGCAAATAACAGTGGTAACTTACAAAAGGTGTTAGAAAACCACGCTCAAATACTTCAAGAAAAAATTACTCGATCTGATGCTAAAGAAGTCTTTGCAGAAGAAATTAAAGTCTTCAAAGCACAATTAGATACCTTACGTTATTCAGAAGAAAACTGGATTTTACTAGGTGATGATACTAAAAATTTAAGTATCACCACTGGTACCAATAGAACAGTTGCTGTTTGGGAACTTCAATACAAACATAAAGAAATTCCCATAGATAAAGGTGATCCAGTTGTTGCAAGAATCAAATATACCGCTGCAGCTGGTTTGGTTGGAGCGACTTGTAGCATTCAATTCCATGGAGCAACTTATAGCATTGGATTACCTTCATTTATAGTTGCTGCTAGTGGTGAAATTGAATTGACTGGTATTTTCCCTTCTGATGTAAAAGCAACTGCATTTGAAGCAATTCCATTAGGGCTGCGCTTTGATAATGCACCGTCAGGTGGAACTTTTACGATAACTAATATGTTTATCAGCCGTGGTAATTCTGCACCGAATTTTAAAGGCGGTTTTAGATCCTCTCTTAAGCAAAATGCACAGTTTGTAGAAGATACCTTTATCAAAGCAGATGCAAACAAAGGTGTTATTGCCCAGCAAATTCAACAATATGATGCTGGTGTACCTGGTGGATTATCTACAGTAGTGAAAACAACAAAAGCTACAGCTGATCAAACTTCACAAGATCTTGCAACTCTTAAAAATACTGAAATTTCGCAGTTACAAACAAGTACTAACAATCTTGGCTCGGCATTAGAAAACACAACAATGCTGGCAATGATGATCACTAACGGCAAGTTGGTGCAAGGAGACGTGAACTTTAAGAAGGGTAATAATGCAGTAGGTGTATATAACAATGCTGGCAATGGGAATGTTGCTGTTACACGTGTTGCAAAAAGTGCGGATAACCCGACTACATCAACACATGAGCTGGAAATCAAAACCATTGGAGCTGCTAATCCTACATGGGGTGGTTTTTATCAGGCCGTGAATGGCCGAGCAAATGCGGTCTTCGTTATTAAATACCTCATTAAATTGCCGATTGGATATAAGCTAGTGAATGCTGGTAACGCTATGGGTACTGGTGCAATTGATAGATTTATTGGAAGTACTGAGGGTACAGGAAAATTCGAAACTTATATTCGGATGATTAAATGCGGTGCCACAGGTTCAATTACTTACTCAGGACATGTTTATGTAGCTGGCGGATCTACACCAACTGTAACTGCACCTTTAGTGTGGACCTTAGCTCAAATTGAGCAATATGACGTTACTGATTACGCTTCAGCTGACCCGACATTACAAGATCTTGTTTCTACAGCTACAGACTCTATTTCAACATTAACCAATTTCAAAGAAACATGGGCGGCCAAACTTTCGGAGATGTCTTCAAAGTTAGACAGTAAAAACGGCGCTTATATTCTGAATGCGGATATGACAAATACTAATGTTGAGCGCGCTATTGCTGCATCATCACAGAAAATTACCTCAGAATATACTAATGCAATGAGCGTTCAGCCACTGGGTTCAGGTGGAGGCAAAATTTTCGTGAAGCCTTTGACTTGGCGTCAACCAATCACGACTACGGGAACTCTTGTAATTAAGACACCAATTACAATTGGTGCCTTCATGACTAAAGTTAAAATCTCAGGTTATAACTACAACAACAAAGAAGACAATATTTTTGATTTGGACTTGGCGTTCTATGCATATACGTCAACAGTACCATTTTATCCAAATATGACTTCGCGTTCTTTTGGTATCACCTTAGATGAAAGTAATACTACGACTAAAGGTTTGGCTTTAGCTTTAGATAGCAATAATAAAGTGTGCATCTTAATTACCAAAAAAGATGCTTGGTCTTACCCAGCTATTACGGTTGAGTCAGCAACAATTACTCATACAAACCCGCCAGATAACTTTAAAGAAGGATGGTCAGCGGCTATTGAAACGGATTTATCGGTTTATAAGTCAGTAACGCCGTTTACTGTCACTTCAATGATGGAAACGACTGCAGGTTCTCAAGCCAAAGTTGATATTCCAATGGCTCAGTTAAGTGATATTGCAGCTGATAATAAACTTACACCAGTTGAGAAAAAACAGGCGAAGTTGGTGTGGGATACACTTTATCAAACTGATACAAGTTTACGAGCTGAAGCTGTCACGTATGGAATCTCATCAGCTGCATATGCAACTGCTTTCAGTACCTTAAATACATATTTGGCTACTTTATTCGCCAATATGAATGCAACCAGTACGATTGACCGAAATCAGTTTATTACCAACTTTGCTAATGTTCACAATGCACGTCAAGCACTGGTAAGAGCAATATCTGAAAAGGCAAAAGAGATAGCCGATTCTGCAAAAGACTTAGCATCAACTACAAAAGCGACATTAGAGCGTGATTACATGACGTCTACCAAGACGAATGAAGCAATCGCATCTTCAACTGAAAGGATGTCTGCTCTGTATTCTGCAAATGGTCAAAAGATCATGGCTTCAGTACTAGAAACATGGCAAAAAGATTGGTTAGTAAAAACTCCAAGTGGAAATAAACCTGAGCTTAATTTAGTGGCCGATGCAACTTGCCGTGGGGGATATGCACTAAGAATAGGTAATAACGTTGGAAATGATGAAGCTTGGTTAAATTGGTTTGCTTCTTTGCCAATCGATGACAACAAATACTACCGAGTGAAGTATAGATTCCGCCGTGTTAGTGGTACGGGTGTTGTATACCTAGGTGCAACTTGTCAGAACGCCACTAAAACTAAGTATGTGGCCCAAGACAACACCGAAATTAATGATATTGGAGCTAGTCATTATCTTGTTGCTGGTACCGCACCTGCGCTGGGAACTTGGATAACTGGAACTGCATATTTCAAAGGTAGATCTGCTGGTGCAAGTGCAGGTGCCGGCACTCTACTAAGTCCAAAAACATTTGCGAATAAAGCTGCTTTCTTTACTCCAATGATCATCGGTAACTATTCAGGAAAAGCTGGTGAGGTGGATCTAGACTTTATTGATATTGAAGATGCAGACAATATTGCAGATTTTGAAAACTTCAAAACCACCTATACAACTGATGTGGGTGCATATGCTGGCGCATTACAAACCTTAGTTTCTGTTTACGGCCAAAATGCTATCAAGCTTAAATCACAAGCTGACTTAATTGATGGTGTGAAAGGTAAATACGTAATGGGCATGGATAATAACGGTGTGTTTTCTGGCATGTCTATGGTCAGTGAGCAAACGAATGGAACCGTTATCAGTTCAATAGGTTTTCAAGCGGATAAAATTTTCTTCACAACTGGTACATCTTCTACTAAGTACATGCCGTTCATAATCCAAGACAATCAAGTCATTATGAATAGTGATGTATTTATTAAGAATTTAACCGCTGCAAACTTTAAAGTTAAGTCTCTTACAGCGGAATTATTTAATGTAGACAAATTAAGCGCCATAACGGGTGAACTCGGGACTTTAATTACTTACAAAGATTCAAGTCAACCTCAAAAGGCAAGAATGGTCATTTCAGGTACCGCTTTCCAGATATTTGACGATAACAATGTTGAGAGAATTTATATTGGATTATAAATGGCTACATTCTTATTAAGGGACCTCGGTGGCAACGTGGTCCTTGATCTAACATCTAATCTTAGTATGTATACAGAAACGTTAAATGTAGTCCTACCAAAAGGTTCAGCAATGGACGCAATTGTACGTAAACTTGATACAGCTGAAAATCATCCAAGATGGTGGGCTTATGTAGCATCTGGTGAAGTTTTATCAGCAAATAGTGCAGTGGTTGAGTCTTATTCGAATGGAATGGGATGTGCTATTTTGACTAAAGCTATGGCTAGTGAGGCTATTCTGGGTGATTCTCTTCTCAATCAAATGGATGATACATCCACTTATTTATTAATTTATGATTGTAGAGCTTATTACAACATAGCTTTTCAGCAAACAATTAGTATTCATTTAGGTAAATGCTAATGGCTGAATACATCAAAATTCTTAATGATAATAAAGTGACAATAATTGACGATAGCTACAGAAACTTTCACCTTATCAATAAGTTTGTTAGGGAAGTAGCCTCTTCAGATCCACTACCTCCTGCAGTGCTATCTGTATCTGGTTATGTTAAGTGTCATGTTTTGAATGTATCATCTTTACAAAGACCAATTGTGGTGTTTACAGGTGTGTCTGTGATGCAAGTCAGATATGAAGAAACCTCAACAAACAATTGGAAAATAACTGTTATTTTTGACACTTTAGACGATCAAGGTGGATTTAAATATAAGAATACTTATCCTTTTACAAAGGCGACATATTATGTATTTGGGTTAATTACTCTTTTAGAAAGCGGCCATTCACCTAAATTATTGATTAAGAATGGTAAAGGTGAGATTGTATTTTCTAATTCTCATAACCCATTGAAAGTTGTTAAGGCTGAGACTTTTTATTTAAAGGGTAGTGCAAATTACTATAGCTCTTGGTTATCAGATATACCTAACTATAATGCTAATAAAACATATGGATTAGCTTTAGCATGTCCTGCACATTATGAATATTATTGGGGGGCTGGTGGTTTGAGCTCTTATATGCATTCATACTGTGCTATAAAAACTAACTCTTATAATGATCCAACTTTCTCAGGTAAGATCCTTCGAGGATATACGGTACTCGCTAATGGTATGAATACCTCTGCTAGTCTTTATTCTCCATTCCATAGTCACTTAATTGTTGATATTACTGGTTATTAATAACTTATGAATATAAAATCAGCTAAATTAATTAAAACTGATTTTAAATTCCAAGTATTCAATAATACTAACTTTATCTTAATGAAGTAGGTTACTACGAGCTAAATTTCTATAACGTAGAAGAGCATTAATATATCTTTGGCCTGATGTTTGTTTCCAGTTTTTACCTAATTCAACAGACATTTTTTCTACTAATACATTCAACTCCTCACCATAAAGAGAAATTAGTTTTTCTAATAAAATTATTGTATTAGCTTCAAGAACTTTGTTCGCTAGTTGTTTTTCAACAGAAACTTCTGGATTACTTGGCTTTGTTAACTCTATTCTATTATTGCTAACTCTTCTACAAATACCCAATGCAACTAAATCAGCAATCACATTACGAATTCCTGACTCGGCTAAATCGATTGGTTTATGTAAAATGATTTTGTCCAGTAGTATTGCTGCTTTTTCAAAAGAACTTGCAGCTAAAAATAAACTAGTTTTTCTACTGCCACCTGTAATTTCACCAAAATCTGGGGAATAGCTTTCTGCATCATATACTCTAACTTTATCCTGCAATTGGCTCATTAAACCTGCAAATCTTAACCAAGATAAGATTTTTGCGATATACCGACCAACTGTTTTCCCCTCATCTGAGGCATAAGCTTTATTAATAATTAAAGACATATCTTCAATTAGTATTATTGACTCTTCATTATTTTTACATGCTGCTAAAGCTTCTTGGTAAATAAAATGTCCTAACATTTGATTGCGAACTTTTAACGGAATCTCATCAATTTCGCAATTAAGTTTGTACTTGTCATCTTTAGTTTTAACCACTAACGCAAAAGACAGTAAATCAATAAGAATATTTTGAATTGTTCCTCTGCTATAGGTAGTTTTTTCCACTAATTCATCTATAGAGGCTGCTTGATCTTTAATCAATTCAACAAACTTTAAAGACATGTTAGCTCTATAGTTTGGCATAAAAGCCCAAGAAATAACTGGAGTTTCATTAGTGATGAGATAATCTCTAAAAACATCCCAATATACCGAAATTTTTTCTCCTGTCTTAATAAGCAGTCTATCCGCAATTAATCTCGAAACCGTATTTTCGCCAAATTCTCTAGTTGCTTCATACCTATCAACAGGTGATTTCTTAGCAACAAATTTTAAGCATTCAACTTCGCCTGAAGGTCGCTCTAAATCTTCATCGAAGAGATTTTTTATTTGCATTTGACTAATTAAAAGTTCTTCTTGAGAAATACCTTCTTTTATTTTCTTAAACAAATGAATACAAAGCTTTTTTAGAAACCAAGGGAATCCTTGGGCTTGTTGAATTAACCTAGCTTTTAATGGTTTAGTTAAATTAATTTCTGCTTCTATTTCGAAACTAGAAATCATTTTATTGGAGTCTTTTACATCAAATGTTTTTAATTTTCGTTCTGTTCTATGATCACGTAAGTCATACCATAATCCATAAGCAGGATTATCATTCCCTAAAAAGATACCCGTTCTCCAAGAAAAACCTACTACTACATTTGTTTTTTCAGCCGATATATCAAGAGCAAATCTTCTAAATGCACGAAATAAGGAAAAGAGCTCTTCTTTCATAAAAACTTCTTCGAATTGATCAAAGAAAATCACCATAACTTTATTATTCTTTTCAAGAAATTGTGCGTATTCTTGAAAGGCTTTTCCACCTGTAATTTCGTCAATATTTTCAATAGTAAAAGAAGTATCCGATTCAATAAATCCATGACTTACAGCAGTATTGAATGCTTTGCCTACAGCTTCAGCGACAAAACGTGAACCTCTTGCAGAGCGTACATCAACTGGATAAAGATAAAGTTTGTTTTTCCATTTTTTATTTGTGAAACGATCTGAAAGGTTAGCAACTAATGAAGATTTTCCATTACCAGAAAGTCCTGTTAATGCAAGAATTCTAGAATCTGTTTCTTGAGTACGAACTGACTCTAAAAAATCCCAGATTTCTTTTTGTATATCATCTCTTCCGATAAAATCCTTTGGTCGGCATGGTTTAGGATCCATAATATCATCCGCTAAAACAATGCCACTAACAACCTCCCTTGTCGTCGAAGGTGTTGATAATTCAGTTTGAGGAAGTGTAATTTTTTGCTCAAAAAGCTTAATATCTAATTCTTCTAACTTTCCTTCATTATCAAGAATTTGTCTAATACGTTCTAAACTTACTTCATTATCTGGAGAAACATATGCGATTAATCCAGTAGGTGAACCGTTTTCACTTTCTTGTAAAAGCCATACAGGAACAAGTTCTGGATGAATAAGTAGAGTTGCAGAAGTAACATTTGAATTGAATCTAATTGTATCAATATTTGGAACTTGTCCACTTACTTCTAAAGCTGAAAGAATTTCTTCACTATCATAATAAGAAAAATCTATTCCTCTCTTTAAATAATTATCGTATGTACCTTGAGCATCTTTACCTAATTTAACTGTAGAGAATAGAGCAATTTTATCAAACTCTCCTCTAAAAGACTGTGCAAAGCACAAATCAACTATTTTTGAATCAATTGAGCTTTTGTCATTAAAAAACTTACATTCTATATATACGGTTTTTTGAGATGGTTTATGAATAGCTTCAAGGTCAATCTCCATTCCTGTTCTTCTAACTTCATAACCAGTAATTTCATAAGACTGCTTTCGAAGGATCTGGGCACATAATTTCTCAAAATAAGCTCCTTTTTGTGGAGTAGTGTATTCATGAGGAACACTTACAATAATATTTTTTTCTAAAGGCAGGATGGTGCTCATCAAAAAGTCACAAAGTTATATTTTTCTATAAATTACACGATTTAATTTTATATTAGAATAATTTTTATCTTTTAATAAATATTAAATAGTCCTAAGAATTTTTTATTAATTCTATTTTTTCTATATTTAATTACTTATATTTAGAAAAAGTACATAATTATTAAATTATGTACTTTTCACGATCAATAAAAAATCATTAAGTTTTCTGCATTGCTAAATTGTTTGATCATTAACTTGTTGTTCTTCTGCAAAAGTGTAGTTAACTGCAACAGCACCAGTTTTGCGATCCCAACCTAAGGTAAGTGTTTCAAATTCTGGACGGTTGCCATAACGTTGGTTATTAACAATATCAGTAGTTTTTTGAGCTAATTCGATATCCAATGCGGTAAAAACTTTTACACCTTCAGTCATGCCAATGTCCTCTAAAGAGATTAAAAAAATATGTGCAGATAGAATTGCATGCGTTGAATTTATTAAATCTGTACGGTTCCAATTCACTTTGGAACTCATCTAAAAGTTAAAAATTGGTAGCCATCAAAATACTTAATTATTTTGGTATTTTGGCTTAGTTATGTCTTCTCGGTTCTTATCGTTGTTACTCGGTGAAAATGTTAATTCATATGATCAGCAATTTGATACCTCTAATCAGGATGCTACGGCGCAGCTTTATGAATCCATGGCACCATTTTCACTTGGGACCAATCAAACCAAAGCCAATAAAAAACGTACTAGAAAAGAAATTCTTACAAAATGGGAGAGAATGTTACGCTTTGCACCTATCGCAGAGGGGATGGGGATTCATGTTTCTGCAGCATTAGGCGGAGATTCTTATAGCGGCCAACAAGTCTTTATTACACCTGCCGAACGCTTGAAAAAGGCCAGTGGGCCAGCAGCTGAAAAACTAAAAAAACAACTAGATGAGCGCCGTGTAAAGATGGAAAAGCTTATCAATAAGAATTTAAGCAAACTTGCCCGAGATGCTATTTCTTTCGGTGATTCCTATGCACGTATTTATGGGAAAAAAGATAAAGGTGTAATTGACCTCGTATGTAATGAGTATACATATCCGCCATTAATACAGCCTTTCGAACAAGGCAGTAAGACTGTCGCCTTTTTTTGTTTAGATCCTCGTAATTGGCAAAAAACTATTACCAAACTGAATACTATTCAAATGGTACGTTTCAAAATGCCCCGTATGAGCAATATTGCTCAATATGAGCTTGTAGAAACTGGTCTTGTCACGAAAATGTTAGAGGGGGATGATCCAGATGAGCTACCAATCTTACCAGCGCATTTGGGCGGCTCATTCCTTTACGAAATTGAGGATGTTTATGATGATGTAATCCTTGCTTTGGCATCTATGAACAGCCAGCAAATTGCAGATACCGTAAATCAGATGTTCTTGACAGTAAATATGTCAGGAATGCCACCAGCACAACGTCAAGCCTATATCCGTGGTTTAGAAGGTTTACTTAAAAATCATGAGGCTTATGTCCGTGATGCGTTATCAGGTGGTGAAGCAGTTTGGAATACTGCTTTTCACATGCTTCCGGTATTTGATGAAAAACAAGTTCTAAATCCAGTGGGTGATATCAAGAATCAACGAAGCTCACCTATTAATATTGAACAGTTCATGATTAATGTCCGTTTGCTGATGGGCGGAATTGGTCTAGATCCAAGCATGGTCGGTTGGGCTGATATGTTAACTGGTGGTATAGGAGAAGGTGGAGCATTCCATACTTCTGCACAAATCATGCGTAGGTCACAAGATATTCGAACAGCATCTTCCGAAGGGATTAATCAAATTCTTCATTTGGATTGGGGGTTCGCTTACAACGAACAATTTGAGCCTGAAGATTACCCTTGGCAAGTCGAATATTATTCAAACCAAACTGCAGCAGCTACAGAAGAAATCAACAATGCTCAATCAAGAATGAATACAACATTACTTAAAACACAAGTAATCGCATCATTGAAAGAATCAAATTTAGATGTAGATATTATGGCGTACATTCTTGAGCGCGATACAGGTATGAAATATGAGGAAGCATTAACATTAGCTGAAAGTATTGCTAAGAGCCGTAAATTTCCAGAGGATGAAGAATAATGGCTTTTTTTGAATATGAAACACAGAATAAAACGTCTAATAACAGTTTTGGTAATGTTTTAAACCCCTTCAAAGAACGTTTTGCAAGAAATCCTGTCTTATGGTCTGGATTGACAGTTGATAAAGCTGTTTCTCATTATCAAGAGCTCTATGCATTAGGAACTCTCTCAGCCGCCCATTTTGGAATAGAAATTAGACCTTATCGGGCAAATAGTAAGATTGCCCAAGCGAATATTCCAATTTTTGATCCTTCGAATAAAATTGCTTGGTTAGCAAATAATGTTGATGTATCACTTCTAGATGCACAAACAGATTCAGTACATGTTGGACACTATCAACTCAACTATATAACCAGTAATGCCTCAAATGAATTAAGTATCTCATTTATTGAGACTAAAGCTGCAGCTATTGCAAATAGTGCATTAGCCATAAAGCAGATAATGTTTAATAAAGATGGTACACAACCGCCACCTATAGAATATTTAATGCGTTTGAAAATATATGCTTTTGATAAAGCTGTAAGATCTCAACATCATTTTGAAATTGAGCATTTAGTATCTCTACAAGCTGGTAATTTACCATTAGATGCAGCAAATAAAGCCCATTCAATAGTCACCTTAAATTTCACTAAAATGTTCCCAAACTTAAAATAAGCTATGGAACTCATTGGCTTTTTACATTCAATAGATTGAGAAAATATCCTCAAATTAAAATGAGGATAACTCCGTGAGTGTTAAATCAATTTTTACTCAAACACATGCACCACATCAAAGCCGATTAGTACTTGGTTTTGATTCAATGGTGAATAGTGGCGCTTGTTCAATTGGATTTATTAAAGGTGATTACCGTCAAATTAATGCCTTAGTCACTGAAGACTACACGGAAAATGACATCTGGCGAGTGATTAACTTAAAAGGGCAGAAGAGCGGTATCGAAGCTTATGATTCAGTTGCCATACTGGGTGCAATTGATGATCAGCATGCTGGTGAACTAGCAATCTTACAGTTTGGACGCATGTTTGATGCTTGTGTTACAGATGTAATTGAAACAAATCAATTTGGACTTAAACGCCACCTATCTTCCAAACAATTTAATCTGTCTGGGTCTAAACCTATTCAAAGATGGCAATTAGAGCAATTACAGAACGTGATTGCTGCAGAAACACCTGAATGGGATGGTATCAGTTTAGTTTCTCATGATGGTGATACAGCAAAACTTCTACTAGATATGCAGCGAAATGATGACCATAGCCAGCTGCTAAGTAAATTTGATGGGTTGCCTACGCTATTATCTAGTCTGGAAGTAGAAGAAGCTCATTATGATTCTATTATTGTCGATTACCAGCATTTAGAGCAGCTGTCTGCTATCTTGCATCATTCTATGGATCAGTTTTCTAAAACTGGTGTTAAAGTCATTAACGTTACTGAAAGTAAGCCATTCAAGCATAAAAAAGTACTTCAAATTGCGCTTACTTATGATTTTGATGACGGTCAAAACTTCACAATCCTTTTTCATAAGCCAGATCGATTATCCAAAAAAATTAGTCCAACGGATTCATTACTTTCGTGGAAGATTTTAATGAATAATCGTGATATTACAGCTGCAATTCAGCCAAACCAAGGAGAAGGAATTTCAATTCCTGTTCTCGCTGGTCGAATTATGAAGTTGATTAATCAAAACAGTAACCGTTTTAAGCGTTTACAATCTAAAAAAGCAGAAAAGGCCAAAGCTTTAGCAGATGCAGAAAGTCGTATTGAACAAAAACAAAACCAGTTAAATTCTTTGAATGAGGAAATTTCCAATTTATTAAATGATTTGGATCAATTGCAAACTTCATTGCAATCGAAGCAATCAGAAGAAAATAAAGAAATCATAAAAGAGAACATTCTAAATGATGATTCACCAGATAGTATTTCAGATGAAGAAGCCGAACGATTAAGAGCTGATTTAAAGCGTTTGAATGCAGATCCGCAATGGGCTGGTGAAGATGGCTTACGTTATAAAGCTTTCTATGAGCGTATAAATAAGGCTCTAGAGGGCGATTCTGAATCAGTATCTTGGGCTCAAGAATGGATATCTGAATTAGATGAACAAGATCTAGCTCAACAGCAAGCAGAACTAGAATCAAAAAAACTCATTGATGCTCAAATTGAGGCAAACCAAAAAAGGAATGAAGAAGTATTAGCAGCACGTTCAGCTGGTATGGCTGAAAACAAAATGATGCAGGCATGGTTAGACACTTTAGAAAATCCTGAAGATTCTAACAATATTGACTTTATGGGGTGGGTTTCAGATCGCCGTGGCGAGTTCTTACAAACTTGGAATAGGGCTGAAGGTTCACCAGAATATTTAACAGCATTTTATGAATATTCAAGAGCATGGGCAGATGAACATTTAGCGGATCGCCTTATTAATAAAGAGCCAATTCAAAATTCAGCTACAGATGAACCTGAAGAACTAAATACTCCAACTGAGGTTGAAGATCTTCAATCTAGTAAGACAAATGATGAAGGCAATCAACTTTATCGTTCAGTAATTGAAGGGCAGGTTAAAGTTAATCTCGAGTTACTAGAACAAATTCGGGACGAAGCAGAAAAAGACTTAAATGATCCACTTCTTATTCCGGCTGTGACAGAGCTATTGAACCAAGTACAAACAATGGAAATGGAAGCGGAGAATATCTAATGCCAATATTAAAACAAATTTCTATCCTAGATATTACTAATAATCCATTAGTTGTAATCGATCAAATGATTAGTTTTTTAAAACCTAAACCGCCCTTTACTGGGCTTTTGAAGGGTAGAACTAATAATGTGAAAACAGCCAAAGGTGAAAAGATTTCTACTGTCTTTGCTTTAGTCGATATTGATCAAGTCATTGCATCTCATACGGCGACAGGTGCAGAAAACCCAAACTATCCGCAAGAATTGCAGCCACGAGATCGAAGTCGAGAATCATCACAAGCATGGGTACAGAAAACTGCTAATGATTTAGATCCCGAAAGCCTTGGCCGCTCAGGACGGGCAGATACGGGAGCACCAATAACTGGCGATGATTTAGTAGTTGAATCAGGAAATGGCCGAACCATGGCAATCAAGCTTGCATATGAGCGTGGTACCGCAGATGAGTATAAGCAATGGTTGATTGATGAAGCCGACTACTTTGGGTTTAGCAGTGAGCAGATCCAAACCATTGCACAGCCAATATTGATACGGATTCGTAATACTGAGATCGATAGAGCTCAATTTGCGATTGATGCTAACCAAGACGATAAGTTGTCATTTACTGCTACAGAGCGGGCTAAAGCAGATGCAAAGCGATTAGATGAAAATTTACTTGCTCTATTTAATCCTAGTGAAGACGGTGATTTACTAGCAGTAAGTAACCAAAAGTTTATTCAAGGTTTTTTAACCAAATTAGGTGATACAGAAGCAGCCCAGTACACCACGAAAGATAAAAAACCAACACAAGCACTGATAAACAGAATCAAGGCCGCAATTTTTAGTAAAGCTTACAATGATGATCGTTTGCTAGAAATGATGGCTGATCATACAAAACCAGATCTTCAAAATATGCTTAATGCGCTTGGTGTTGCTGCGCCTAAATTTATTGAAGCGCAAGCTATAAGTCGTGGAAATGTTCAAGATATATCGGATCAAATCGTTGATGGAATGGAGCAAGCCATTGATCAACGTGTTGCTAATGCAATTATTGATGCAGCAAACACCATTTTATCTGCAAAGCAAAATGATCAAGATATTGTTGAGTTTGTAAAGCAGCAAGGGCTTTTTGAGGATCTAGGAGAAGGTGTTGCTGAGCTCGCCGTATTTCTCGCTAAGAATAGCCGCAGTTCAAAAAAAATGAGTATGTTATTTAAAGCATTAGCTGAATTTGCAGAGAAACAGGCTTTAGATAGCAGCAATGTAGGTTTGTTTGGTGAGCCTGAACCAGTAAGTGTAAAAGATGCTATCCAATATGCACAACAAGTGCTTGGTGATGATTTCATTAGTGTGCAAATGTACGATTCTTTGATTGAGTCCAGTAGCTCAAGTAGCCCTAAGATAATTAGGTTAACAAAAGAAGGGGCTGAACGTTTTAACAGTGCTTTGAAAATCAAAGTTGCTCAAGGTGATGACATTGAAAAACCAGAAGTAAACAAAATTAATGACATCCTATTCGAAGGATTAGATATTTAGTTCTGGAACCTACTGAAAATTAAGTACTTACGATCATTCAACATAGGAATATAAAGTTCCTATGTTGAGGGATATATGTCCAATTTTAAGCTCAAACCAATTACTAAAGATACTGTATTGGTTGCGATTTATTACATGATTGATTTCATGCATTTTCAGAGCAATATTGCTCGGTTTTTCCTTCTTATCATCCATAAGCAAATAGAACTTAACTTGCCTGTAGCGAAGCAAGCATTATCCTTTGCACGTCAAGAAAGTGACTTTCCAAAATTGGATGAAGTAGTTGAAGTCTTATATGCGGAAGCTATCAAAAACATTGATGAATCAGTTATTGAACACCTAAATAACGGTTCGAGAAATGTTATTGATCAGCTGGAGATTATTGTCTCCCTTTTTGCATGTGAAAAAGAGCTGAAGCCTTACACAACTAAAAAGAATAAAACACTACAGGTTATTGGCCTAAAAGGCATCAAATTAACCAAAGCTAAAGAATATGACCCTTATGCCTTTTATTCTCAGGGTGAAATTTTAGTACGTTCAAAACATCTTAAAGCCATTCCAGACTCACTTCTTTCCGAAGATCAGCAACTAGTAAAAGGGTTATTCTCCTATGTATCAAATACCAATTCAGATGTGGAATCAGTTGGCGAATTTCGTTTCAGATCCAGAGGACCAATTGTTTCTGCAAATGGATCAGGAAAAAATGAACTCGAGACTGCAGAAGCAATCAGAAATGATGGAGAAACTGGGGATCTCAGAAACAGTAGTACTGGCTTATCAAAAAGTGATGATGCAAGTTTACTTGGCGGCCGAAATCCAAGAAATGAATCTTCAGATGGAGATAGTAGAACCAGTACTAACCGGATTAACAGCAGCGGAAGCGGTGAACTATCTGGTAAGAGATCATCTCTTAAACGAGCAAGAGATCGATCAATTGTACAAACTGCTAAATCAGTTAGAGCTGCCATAGATGAAAAGCTGGAAGCTCAATTAAAAGCAGATAATGTTGAAACTGTTTGGAGTGATGCTTCAAATATTGATGAAGCTTTGCCATATCTACAACCTGCACAGCGTGGGGATGTTTTTAAAACGGAAAAGCACTTAATCGAGGAAAATAAGAAGGGTATTCTTTTTACAAATGGCACAGGTACAGGCAAAACCTTTACTGGGCTGGGTGTTGCAAAGCGTTTTATTAATGCTGGTCTTAAGAATATTTTGATTGTTACCCTAAACGATAAAATCGCTAATGACTTTGTAAAAAGTTCAAGTCCTTTGCATATAAAGGCTTATAAATTAAAAAGCATTAAAGATAACGGCGGGGATGAGCACTCAGTAGTGGTCACAACATTTGCTAATTTTGGTCAAAACACAAGTTTGGTTCATAAACATTGGGATCTTATTTTAATTGATGAAGCCCATACTCTTTCACAATCATCTGATGGTAAATCAACTGCAGCCTTAAACAAGCTACGAGCATTAACAGGTCATTTGCGAGGTTTTAATGAATGGTTTGATAATAAATTTGAAGATCAGATGCCTACTGAAGAACTCGATGAAAATGGCAAAGAAACTGAACAATACCTAACTGCTTATAACAAAATGCAGGTCCTTAGAAATGAACAAAGAAAAATCTGGAATCTGAACTGGAAACACCAGAAAAGTAAGTGCAAAGTTGTTTTCTTATCTGCTACGCCATTTAGTTATCACTTTTCACTTGATTGGGCGGAGGGCTATTTATTTGATTATATGTCACCTTCTGTATCTATTGATGACCAAGGTAATTTAGCAGAAGGTTTTGGTAAGGCTCGAGAGCACTTTTATATGGGAAATCTTGGATATCGAAAACGATATGGTAAGTTGACCCGTCCAGAGGCCAAGGTGGATACGGGTGTACTTGAAAGACAGTTTGCTGAAAATCTTAAAAACACTGGTGCCATGTCTGGACGCGATTTAGAAGTTAATTTTGACTATGATCGTAAATTTATTCTAATAGGCTCTCGTGTTGGTGAACTTATTGATGAAGGTTTAACTTATCTTCGCAATGGTTATAAAGAAATCGAAGGACATAAAACACGAACTTTTGAAGAATGGGCTGCTCAGACTGGAAAACCAACAACAGGCTGGGGACGTCATGCATCGATGCAAGAATATGATCGTTTATTCACTGGAAATCGTTTTAAAAATATATACGAAATTATTGCAAAGCGATTTGATTATTTAGCAAGACGCCGTTTGTTAGAAGCTATTAAAGCTGAAGCTTGTGTTGATATGGTGAAAAAGCACTTAGCATTAGGCCGTAAAGTAGTTATTTTCCATGATTATAATGAAGGTGGTGGTTTTGCACCTTTCTTAATTAGTCAGCTTGATATCGAAAAATATGAGAGCCATTTAAGGGATGATATTGAGCTTGAATATAATTCATTCAAGGAAACTCGCCCAGATCTTGTGAATCTCAATCTTGACTACGATTCACCAGTTGAGACCTTAAAGAAAGCATTTCCAAATGCTCTATTATTTAATGGCCGCATTTCAAAGCAACAACGTGAATCTAATGTAGGGTTATTTAATACAGATGGTAGCGGGCACGATATTCTTATTCTGCAGTCAGATGCTGGTTCAACTGGAATTAGCTTGCATGATACGACTGGTAAACATCAGCGAGTTCTAATTAATATTGGGCAGCCAACAAAGCCAGCCAAGTTAAGACAGACAGAAGGGCGTATCTATCGAACTGGACAAGCATCGAATGCTATTCAGAGATACTTAACTACTGGTACTGCATGGGAACGGGCTGCATTTGCAGACACGATTGCTGGACGGGCAGAAACGGTAGATAACTTTGCAAAAGGTGCTGATGCTGTAGTAAGTATCAAAGAAGCGTTAATTCAGGCTTATGAAGATGCTAAATATGAAGAGCCAAGCCTAAATGATGGGATTGGTGGTAAAGCGTATGATGAAGAAAATGCCCGTATTGCCAAGCTAACGCCATTTGATCAAGCTCTAACATTCTACTATGCAAAAGGCAAACGTTCTGAAAGTCGTGATAATCGTGAAGGTAAGGAATGGTATGCCACACCAGAACCTCTCGGATTCAAAATGATTGAATGGGCAGGGGTGCACACAGGCGATTCTGTGCTTGAACCTAGTGCTGGTGATGGAGCTATTGGTCGTTTTGTTCCGCAGGATGTAGAGCTGACAATGATTGAACCGACCGAATCTTTAGCTAGTCGGGCTCAAATGGCAAATACAGGTGCTAAAGTAATTGTCGATACATTCGAGTCTTTAGAGACTTTAAATAAGTATCATGCGATTGTAATGAATCCACCGTTTGGACATGCTGGAACGCTGGCAATTCAACATATCAAGAAAGCTTTTGGTCATCTTTATGATGGTGGTCGTATTGTCGCATTGGTACCACGTGGTTCAATGGATTCAAAAGTTGACGAGTTTATTGAAAGCACACCTGGTGCAGTTCTGACAGCTGAAATCTGGTTGCCTCAATCGACCTTTAAAAATGCTGGTACCGCCGTTTCAACTCGAATCATCATTATTGAAAAACATGCAGGCTCTAATGATGTACCTATTACACGAGAATTAGACTTTACACATCTTTCAAGTGTGGAAGACCTCTTTTCTGAAATCCGTGATATCGCAATGCCTCCAAGAAAACTACGCATTGACGAGCAGCTTGCTAAGTACGAACTTTATGTCAGAACTGAACGTAGTAAGTATGTTTTCAATGGTGACGGCGTTGATAAACCTCAGATCAAGAATATCATGCTCAAATTCTGGGGTTCGGAAGTGAATGAGTTTGATGAAATTGTTATGCCTTATAATAAGTCTGCAGAAATCATCAAGAAGATTGATGAATTTGAGCAAGAGAATGGCACTAGTCTAGCAGCTTAGAAATCTTTTAAATATTTAAAAAAGAGGTATAAGAAAACTTATACCTCTTTTGTATTGTTTACATTTTAAATAGAATAACTTTATTATATTAAGATTCATTAATTTATTATATTTAAAGGAAAAATATGAAATTTGAAGAGTTAAAGAATTTATTAGCTAATACGGGTTTTTATAAGGTTGAAAATGCTGAAACATATGTAGCATTAGACGATATTGATTTGAAATTTCATTTAATAAATGAGACTCAAGTTGCCGATGATAGTCGTGATCGCACTATTTTAGCGATTAAAAATGCCTTTAGACAGGATATGCATAGTTATAAAATCAGTGTTTTTCAATTAAATATTACTTATAATGGGGAGCTAGTTCAAAGTTTTGATATTCATAAAATTTCTGGTTTTGAATCATATACTGATGACAAATTAATTGAATTATACTTCCCAATTCAAAATGGTAAACTTATATATACGCCGATTCCTGAAGATGATATTTTCAGACGAGCGATCATTCGTAATTTAAATTCTAAACAAGCTTTTGAAATACTTTCAGAGTCTTTCAGTCCATCAATTATTTAATATCTGGAACTAGCAATTCGTTAACAAAGTGAATTGCTAAATAATAGTCCTATCTTTTATGGTAGGGCTTTTTTATGTCCAAAGCTTTAGCTTATGCACCAGCTGTCAATACAGCTAAAACAAAGTTGCCCAGTACTGAATCAGATCCTTTCTATGGCTCAATTTCAAAGCATAAATATGCTGAATTTTCACTTTGTGATAAAGATGGTAACCCAGTAGCATCACCCGTAATTCGTGCTTTATTGACTGACGGCGACAAAAGTATTGAGAGCCAATGGCAAACTCCATTTGAAAATAGCAATCCAGAACTAAAGATGCCTATGTTGATGGCTAACTTGCAAACTGGGCAGATGCTTCAAGCTGCTGCAACGCTAGGAGAGAACTCGCCATTCATGTCAGCATTAAGTGATATGGCATCAGGACCTTTAGCAACGGCTGAAATTGCGCTTAAGAGCGTTGAAGGGCGAACAAATTTAACCAAAGTGAATACAACTCAAGTATTCCTATCAACATCTTCAGTACGCCTTAATTTATCAATTTTTTTCTTGGCATTAAGTGATGCGAGATCCGAAGTTGAAGACAAGATTATGCAATTAGAAGCTTGGAGTTTACCAGTATCATTATCCTCTGATTCTACGCTGCAAAATGTCGTTAATGATTCAAATACAACCTTAGAAGGTTTGTTTTCAGGGGTTATCCCACCTTTTGTATCTCTTACTACACATGGCAAAACTTATAAACCTTTTATTATTGAAAGTGTTTCAGCACCAATAGTTGCACCAATTGATGAAAAAGGTAACCGGTTAAGTTTAGCCGTCAATATTAGTTTAATGAGTCGAACTGCATGGGACTCAAAAGACATTTACTCATTATATGGAGCCAACTAATGATTACATTTGATCCTGTGCCAGTTGGTGAAAATACCTTTCTAATGCAAGAGCTTAGTTTTGAACAGTCTCTTAAAATTTCAATCATTGCACCAAATTTTAATGAAAAAAGACTTACAGCTTTTCTTAAGTCAGCTTTAGACAGTGTAGATCCTTTACTTTTAACAATTCAGGAACGGTATCTGCTTCTGCTTAAGTATCTTGAAAAACAAAGTAATACCATGTTGGAAGTGAATACAGACTGGTCCAAAGTTTTCCTTCAATCAGAAAATAATTGGAATACAGAAATTACTCAAAATGGAGTTACGGTTAGACAGCTTATTGGAATGGAAGCGGAGTTCTTAGAGGCAAATTGCAAGAATGTCGCTGAATGGATTGCCTGCATGATGGCATTTCAGTTGAGCTATTCAAATCATGAACATTTAGCTTTATTGCCAGATAGAACAAATCCTCAATTATTTGAAGAAAAATTTAAACAGCGGCTAGATTTCATTAAGAAAATGCCAGCTAGTGAATTCGATTTGTGTTATCAGGATTTTAATAATTTAAACAATGAATTGTTTACTCATTTGCGGTTAAGTGTTGATAATCACGGTATTTTAGTCGAAAGAGGTGCAGATGACGCGCCTGCACGATTTCGCACCGCTTCCGTCTTTACAGGAATCATCAAAGAGTTGGACCGATCTTTTGCTTGAGACTGTTAATAGTATTTCTGCAAACTGTCCAATGCCTTTATCTGAAGCTTTGAAAATGCCTTTGAGTTTTGAAAGCATTTACTTCAATTCTTCTGCATGGGAAAGCCGCAAAAAACATTTAGAAAATGAAGTCGAACGGCATAATGCTTTCATAAAGCTTGGGCAGGAAGTCATTAAAGGTCTGAATGTATTAGCAAGTAGAAGTCGATAAAAAAAAAATTAAAAAAGCCTGAATTATTCAGGCTTTTTTAATTGTTTCTCTTTGGAACCATACTCATTTTAAAACTATAACGCTTGCAAAAATAACCACAAATGAAACGTGGGGAATAGGTCATGTCTGATCATCAGGCAATTGAAGTCACAGTCACTACTTTTGCTAATAAAACTACTTTTTGGAGTGGTCTAGCAAGTGCTTTTGGCTCATTAACATCAATTAATTGGTTGAGCTATACAGGTGCAATTGTGGCTGTTGTTGGCCTATTCATAAGTTTCATTTTTCAGTGGAGACGTGATCGCAGAGAACGTAAAGAAAGTGCACTTCGTGAAAAAGTGAGCAAATTACGTGAACAAGAAAGCGAACTGCGTATCAAGGCTCTTTTAAATGAGCAAATGAATCAACAAGAGAGGAACGATGAATGAAGTTCATTGAAAATAGTGCTTGGAAGTACCTTTCAGTCAAGTTGCCCGCAGTAGGTGCATTCATCATGCTTATTCTGCTACCAGCATTACAATGGGGGGTAGATTATCAAGTTATCCCTGAAAAATATCATGCGTTTGTGACTGGTACTTTAATGCTGGGCCTGTCATGGATCGGAAAGAAAATTTCTCAGCCGCGTATTAACGGACCTCAATTAACGGGCCAGTTAGTAGGAATCAACACTTTAATGAATATTCCTACACCGACAAAGCTTGACGAATTAGCTTGGATAGCTGAAGCAAAAAAACATATTGGTCTGCAAGAAATACCAGGTAAACAGCACAATCCAACTATTTTGAAATGGTTAAAAGAGCTTAAAGCTTGGTGGGCGGATGATGAAACAGCGTGGTGCGGTACTTTCGTTGCTCATTGCTTGAAATCAGCTGGTATTGCTTATCCTAAGCATTGGTACCGTGCATTGGATTACGTGAATTGCGGTGCAAAACTAACAAAACCTGCTTATGGTTGTGTTGCTATTAAAACCCGTAAAGGTGGAGGCCATGTTTGTTTTGTCGTAGGACGTGATAAGACCACTGGGAAACTTGTTTGTCTTGGTGGTAACCAATCAAATAAAGTGTGTTACGCGCTATATAATGATTCAGATTTCCAAGAGTTCCGTTGGTATGGACATACTCCTCAACCAGCAAGTAAGCGTTACACCTTACCGCTATTAAGCGGAGTGACAGCAATTAGAGTTACTGAAGCATAA